CATTGATGGCCGGTATTGCGTCAGCTCGAGTGGCCACCAACAATTGGGGCACTGATCTTCGTTTCTATACGCACCCCGATACAACAAGCGGAGTCTCTGAAACTTACGAACGCGCCCGTATCGACTCAACCGGCTGCTTTTTTGTAGGAACCACGTCAAAAATTGGCAATCCGAAGATTATGACGATTGCCAACGATAGCACTGCTGCTTTGCATATTGCCGGTGGCAGCACCAGCATCAACTACGCTTTGAGTTTCTACAACCCATCACTAGGTCAGCCTGGCAGTATCTCTTTTTCTAATACAACGACAACATACAGCACATCTTCTGACTATCGTCTGAAAGAAGACATCCAGCCAATGGCTGGGGCGCTAGCCCGTGTAGCTTCGCTCAAGCCATGCACATACAAATGGAAACTTGATGGCTCTACTGGTGAAGGTTTTATTGCGCATGAACTGCAAGCGGTTGTACCCAATGCTGTCACGGGCGAGAAAGATGCCATCAATGAAGACGGCTCAATCAAACCACAAGGCATCGACACCAGCTTCTTGGTCGCGACCCTGACCGCCGCCATTCAAGAGCAACAAGCCATCATCGAACAGCTCAAGGCTGACGTACAAGCATTGAAGGAGGCAGCATGAGCCGCGCATCAACACTAGCAAGAGCAGGCACCGCCCTGGCTGGCGATTCATCGGGCAACGTTTCAGTTGGCGGTAACCTCTTTCTTGGGACAACGTCGCAAGCTTACTCGGCCAAGGTCTTGCGTTCTGATAACTCAGATGCGGCAATCCAAAGCTTCTTGATTCGCAACAACAGCAGCGGTAGCGCATCGAGCTGCGGCTACTTCCTTAACTCCTTCGGTAACTCGTGGGCGATTGAGATGGGATCCACAGCTAAAAACTCGAACGCCTTGACGTTCAGTGTTGATGCTGTCGGTACGCCTTCTGAAAAGATGCGTTTGGATACGGCTGGCCGCCTTTCCGTTGGAACGCAAAATCCAACAGCAGGCGGCTTCAATCCAACTGTTTCTGCCAAATCCTTCTTAGACCAAATCGGCGGCGGGATTATGGTGGAAGCCTATGGCAATGACGCCACATTAAATTTGGGGTACGACGGCGCATCCATGTTTATTAGTTCGTCGTACCGAACTTCCGCTGGATACAAGCCTATTGCGATCTATACAAGCGGCGTTGAGCGCGCTCGTTTTGATAACAGTGGTAACTTTGTAATTGGCTCAACAAGTGCGGCCGCATTGCTGCATGCAAAAGGTCAAAACATTCTTACTGCCAACACCACCTACCGCAAAGGCTGGATAGGTGGTGCTGGTTCGTGGGGCAGCAATGCCGTAGAAGAGTTGGTTGTTGGATATAGCGGTATTCGAAGCACATACGCCGGTGGCGATGACTGGACCCTCTCGTTTACAGCTGGCACATCTGCGCAAACAAACGCAGGAACGCAGGGCGATAAGCTCCGCTTGACAGCTGGCGGCGTGATGACCAAATTTGACTCGAACAACAATACCTACGTTCGAGATCATGGCGTATTTTCTGCGGCCGCATCATTTATTCATATCAAATTTAATCTAACAAAAAATACCGAAAAGATGCTGGGCTTTCGGCTCTATGGGTTTCTTGCTTACAGCGCTTTTATCGAGAGCTACTACGGCTGTTACCTGTACAACGCCGTTTCAACGCCTTACGGTTCAATCATAAGAGATGCTGGCAATGCTTCTAACGGGTCCATTTACTACGCAGCTGATGGTTACCTCGTGATTAGCTGCTCAACAAATTCTAATAACTACACAGGATTACGTTTGGAGTCACTCGTCCACGGAGGGGATTATGGTGGCGGCGTTGATGTTCAGGTGCTCGCGTACAAAGGGCACTCAGCAAGCACAGGAGCATATTGATGTCATTTATTGAAGTAACGCTCGAAGACGGAAGCAAAGAGTTTCGTCATGTTGATTATGACAAGCTGGTTGTGGATGCCGAGGTTAGGGACGCAGCCGCGCAGCCTCTGAACATTCTGACGCCGCAGGATGTTGATGAGTATGAGTCAACTCAATATCAACGTGACCGTGCTCGTGAGTACCCTCCAATCACCGACTACATTGACGGCGTTGTTAAAGGCGACCAAGCGCAGATTGATGCGTACATCGCCGCATGCCAAGCGGTCAAGGCCAAGTATCCAAAGCCGGAGTAATTGAATGAACGAAATGATTTCAACAACGGAGGCCAAATTGCAAACACACGAAGCAATCTGCGCCCAACGCTACGAGCAGATCACGCACACGCTCGACAAGGGCGACAAGCGTATGACCAAGATCGAGTACTGGATTTATGCCGTACTTGCCGCCGTCTTGCTTGGCCCTGGTGCTGCTGCCGAGTTCTTCAAAAAACTGATCGGCATCTGATGTGGACCCTTTCACACTCCTCATGGCCGCTCAGGGCATCGTCGCTGGGATACGCCAGGGGTGTGAAATGCTTTCCCAGGGGCGAGCTGAAATCAGCAAGCTCAAGAAAACAGTGGAAGGCGGTGTAGCAGATGCTAAAGCGATTTACTCAGAGGTTGCAGGACTTTGGGGCTGGCTTAAAGGCCTATTTGGTGGCAAGCCGCCAGCTCGACAAAGCGTTGCAGTCGCCGCCACCGAAGCCAAGCCAGCAGGAAATAAAGGTAGTGCAGGACGAAGTGCAAAAGCTCGTGAACGAGAGCCTGAACTCAGCTACGAAGAATACCAAACGCAAGCGGTCCACCAGATCTGCGAGCAGCTCAAACAGTTCTTCGAGATCAGGCGCCAACTCATCGAGTACTGCAAGCAGCTCGAAGAGGAAAGCAAAACAACAGCAGACATCGAAGGGGCGGCGTTAGACCGGATTCAGATCGAAATGCAGCTTGAACAAATGACAGTACAGATTCGAGAAACCATGATCTACACGCCGAAGGAAATCGGCTTGCAGTCGATCTACTCCAGGTTCCTCAAGATGTATGACCAGATCTTGGAAGAGCGTGAGTTCGATCGACAGTTAAAGCGCAAGCAGAGGATTGATGAAGAATGGCAACAAGAATACCGCCGCCAAATCAGGTTCGCCAAGCTGGGGTACGCAGTAGTGGTGGCGCTCGTGACCCTGGAGCTGACGGGACTGTTTTTTCATCTATGACTGAGTTCAAGCTTTGGATGATTGTTGTAACGCTGTTGATTTTTTGCATCATGTTGCTGTCGTTTACAGCGGCTTACTTGAGTAAGCAGGTTAGCAAAGCGGAGGTGATGCTGTTGAGATTAGAAGAGAAGGAAAAGAAACGTGAAAAGCCTCGTATTGATCCTAAGCCTAGTGGTGACGATGACCGGTTGTGAAGACCGTTACCGTTACTTCTGCCAAGACCCCAAGAACTTTTCAGCCAAGCGTTGCCAGCGCCCTGATTGCCTGTTTACGCAAGACTGCCCTGATTACCTTGTCGCTCCAGTGCTGGAGAAGCAAGTCCAGCAACCCGCCCAACCCGCATCGGAGCCGACGAAATGAACTCACTCGAAATTAAATCAGTCGAAGAACTTGTTCGCCTCATTCAAGTTTGCGTCTGGGGCTTTGTTGTTTTCGTTCTGATGCTGGTGCTCGGCGGTATCGTCGGCTCATTCCTCTACTCAATCATGTTCGTTGGTCAGCCAATGAAGGCCATGTCGCCCATCGACCAAGCCTTCACCAAGATGCTCAACGACATCGTGCTGATTCTGGCCAGCAGCGTTACGACCATCGTCAGTATGTTCGCCGTTAACAAGGGCATCCAATCTGCCGCAGAAAAGATCGCGCCTGCGCTCGGCATACCCCCTAGCACACCCCCTAGCCCGCCTCCTGCGCCCGCTCCTGCGGCCCCTGTCGCCCCTTCTGGCGGCATGCCCGACTTCAACTGGATGGGCTTGGCGCCTGTTCAGTTTGACGAGACTTGGAGAGCGCCACCTCCGCCCACAACTCCGCCCGACTTTGTTGACCCCTCCAAGGAGGAGATCTCGGTCGAGCGTGAGCTTGCCAAGCGGGAGAGCGTCTGATGCCCAAGCAAATCTATGTAGCGCTGGCCATCGTGCTGGCGCTCTTTGGTCTGTATCGCTATGGCCACCATGCTGGCTGGGTTGATCGCGACCAGGAGATGCAGGCCGAGATCGCTCAAAAGAATGAGGAGGCTCGTGAGCGTGAGAAGCAGCTCACTGAGCAAATTAACTCAACAACCTACAAATTGAAGGATGCGAACGATGCAATCACTCAAAAACAGTCTGCTCTTGATCGCGCTATCAGCGCTGGCAGGGTGCGCCTCCCCTCCTCAAGTTGCGTACAAGCCAGTGCAAGTGCCGCCCCTGCCGCCGGAAGTGGCGACCAAGCGGGAAGCGAATCTGACCGAGAGACTCTCCGGCTTATTGCTCAAATCGCAGCCGATGGAGACAAAGCCATCAACCAGCTCAACGCCTGCATCGACGCCTACAACGCCGTCCGCGAGCAAGTAAATTCACAGGGGAAGTAAATGGTTACAGCCGAACAACTACAACGCCTTCACATCAGCCCCGCTCTGGTCGAGCCGCTGAATGCAACCTTTCAGCGATGGGGCATCAACACCCCTGTGCAGCAAGCAGCTTTCTTGGCGCAATGCGGTCACGAGAGCAACAGCTTCAAGGTCATCGAGGAGAACCTCATGTACCGCGCAGAGACCCTGCTCAAGCTGTTCCCCAAGACGCCCAAGCGCGCATGGGGCTTCACGCCTGAGGAGGCCAAAGCCTACGAGCGTCAGCCTCAAAAGATCGCCAACCGCATTTACGGCAACCGTATGGGCAACCGTGATGAAGCTTCAGGCGATGGCTGGCGTTTCCGCGGATCCGGATATTTGCAGCTCACCGGCCATGCAAACTTCTTCCACGCTGGCAAAGCCCTCGGCCAAGACTTCGTGATGAAGCCTGACCTGGTGCGCACACCAGAGTGGGGTATGCAGACCGCTGGCTGGTATTGGGCAACCCACAAGTGCAACGAGCTGGCCGACGCAAGGAACTGGCAGGGTCTCACCAAGGCCATCAACGGTGGACTGATCGGTCTTGAAGATCGCATCCACCATACGAATTTGGCGTTCTCCGCTATCGGTGACACAAGCGTTTTTGCTTAACCCCCAAGTATCCTAGGGCCATCATGAAAGCATCAGGAATCAAGCGTCAGGGCGGCAAGCTCGTCTACCGCGGCATCGAGTTCGATGGGTTTAACAAGCCCAAGAATGCCCCTGCCGGCGCGAAAGAAAAGAAGATCGTGCTGGCCAAGAAAGGTGACGAGGTCAAGATCGTGCGGTTTGGTCTGCGCGGTATGTCCGACTTCACCCAGCACAAGGATCCTGAGCGCCGTGCCAACTACCTCGCTCGGTCTGGCGGCATCCGCAACAAGAGTGGCGAGCTGACCAAGAACGACCCGTTCAGCGCCAACTACTGGGCCAGAAAAGTTCTCTGGTAATCAGCCATGCCAACCATTTCACTCAAAGCTTTCTCCGGCCTCAAGCCCATCGTTGACCCAACCCTGCTGGCCAACGGTGAGGCGACCATCGCCAGCAACCTTAAATTGATCTCTGGGGCGCTTTCTCCGCTTCTGGGTACCACCACCCTCAAAGCCCTGACAAAGACCACTCCTGCCACGATTTACCGCTACGGCACGGCATCGGCAGAGACCGACTACTGGCTCGAGTTCACCGCCCAGACCGATGTGATGAAGTCGCCGGTGCTGAACAATCAGTACGGCATGCTCTACTGGAGCGACGGTGTCCAGGCTAAGTACGCCCCCAACAGCGCGATCCTGTCTGGCTCGACCTACCCTGGCGCCAGCTACAACCTGGGCATCCCCGCCCCTGCTGCCACCCCTTCGGCGTCTGGAACGGCTGCATCCGCGGCAGCTCAGTCCGAAACCCGAACCTATGTCTATACCTACGTATCGGCCTATGGCGAGGAGGGACCACCCTCGGCTGCATCCACCCCCATCACCATCAATCCGACCGCAGCCGTGACCGTTTCTGGCATGTCTGTGGCCCCTGCTGGCGCCTACAACATCACCGCCAAGCGGATCTACCGGTCCTCTACCGTTGGTAATCAGGCTCAGTTCCAGTTCGTGGCCGAGATTCCGGTGGCCAACACCAGCTATTCGGACACCGTGACTCAGGCAAATCTGGGGGAAACCCTAGAGACCGAGAGCTGGTATGCCCCTCCAGCCAACCTCAAGGGGTTGAAGATGATGGCGGGCAACATTGCCTTGGGCTTCGTCGACAACACGGTCTACGCCTCGATGAACGGCCTGCCTCATGCCTGGCCATACAAATACCCCATTGACCACAACATCGTGGGCATCGGTGTGTTTAGCCAGTCGGCTGTCATCCTGACTGATGGCTACCCTTACACCATGTCGGGCGTCGATCCGGAGACCATGACGCCTGAGCGCATGAAGTTACCTCAGGCCTGCCTGTCCAGAGAGTCGATCGTCGAGATCGGTGACGGCATCCTGTACGCCTCGCCTGATGGCCTGATCTCGATCGGCTCTGCTGGCGTGGACATCCTGACCAAAGGCATGTTCAGCCCTGTCCAGTGGCGAGCCTACAACCCTGCCAGCTTCAAGGCCGTGGTGTACGAGAACCGCTACATCGCGTTCTTCACCCGAGCCAACGGCACCCGCGGGGTTCTGATCCTCGACTTCTCCGGCGCCAGCGCACCGGTGACCGAGTGCGACATCAACTCGGCAACGGCAGTTACGGCGGTATACGCAGATCCACGTACAGATACGTTGTACATGGCACAAGGAACGAACATCGTTCGCTTTGACCGCGGCTCTGCGATGACCTACACATGGCGCTCGAAGGTCTATCGCCAAGCCTACGCCATCAACTATGGTTACGGTCAGGTGGTGGCTGACGCCTACCCTGTGACCATGAAGGTCTATGCGGATGGTGTGCTCAAGGTGACCAAGACGGTGACCAGCAGCGGCGTCTTCCCGCTGCCAAGCGGTTTCCGAGCCACCGATTACCAGATCGAGCTGACCGGCACGGCCAACGTCACCCAGGCCAACCTCTCCACCTCGGTTGAGGAGCTGCGTCAGACATGAGTTCGAAGGTCCCATCAATCCCAGCGGTCACGGACGACAACCTTGTCGCCGTGGCCAAGGCCGTCAAGTCGATCCTCGATGTGCGCGAGGGGCGCGTCGGCAATGTGCTGGATTCGTACATCACCTACCGCGACCTGATCACATCCGGCATCGCTGCCCAGGCTACCGGCCTAAGCGGTGGATCTGCCTCGCCGATCATCTCGGCTGGCCTGCCGCCCGATGGCTACGACCCAACAACCGACACCACACCTCCACCGATACCTACCGGCCTGAGCCAATCTGCTGGCATCACAGCCATCCAGTTGCAATGGAGCGATTGGGGCTACCGAAACCACGCTTACACCGAGGTGTGGCGCCATACGAGCAACGCCCTTGGTTCGGCGGTCCTGATCGGCACAACCGACACGACCTTCTATTCCGACTCGGTTGGCTCGACGAGCAAGACCTACTACTACTGGATCCGGTTTGTTTCGCAAGCCAACGTTAAAAGCCCGTACAACAACACCAATGGCCTTGCCTCATCGACCGGTCTGATCGCTGGTGTTGACCTATCCGACCTGATCATCACCGCCAGCAAGCTGGCTGCTGACGCTGTCGAGAGCGGCAAGATCAAAGATGCTGCGGTCACCACAACCAAGATCGCCAACCTTGCCGTTGGCAATGCTGCGATCGCCAATGGCGCAATCACCAATGCAAAGATCGGGGATGCCGCAGTTGATACAGCGAAGATCTCGGATGCAGCCATCACGAACGCCAAGATCGGTAACCTGGCTGTCACGACAGCTAAGATCGCAGACGGCAATATCACCTCGGCGAAGATTGCTGATGCCAACATCACGACAGCCAAGATTGCTGACGCGAACATTACGGCAGCGAAGATCGCCGATGCAAACATCACTTCAGCCAAGATTGCTGACGGCAACATTACAAGCGCCAAAATTGCTGATGCCTCGATCACCACGGCGAAGATCGCTGATGGCCAGATCACGAACGCCAAGATCGGCGACACGATTCAGTCAAACAATTACAGCCCAGGCGGGGCTGGCTGGCGCATTCTCAAAGACGGTAGCGCCGAGTTCAATGGTCCGGTCATCTCGCGAAACATCGTGGTGGCCAGCGGCACTGCCGCCCTGTGGAACACGAGAACATATCTCGGCGGGGCAATCACCATCAACGGGGTGACTTGGCGCGACCAAGGGTACGCCTGGATTGAAACCGGCTTCACCACAGAGGCTTGGAAGGCCACGAATTCTGCGCTGGTATTCACGGCTGGCGTGAATGATGGCGTGACCGTCTGGCAATCGCCTCCTCCTGCCTATGCCATTCAATATGTTTGGTTCTCGGTTCAGGTTGTTGAAATCGGATACCAGTGGCGCTGGACCGGAAACCCTCAGGTCATGGTCTTGATTCGCTTGCTGGTCAGGCCGTTCGATAACCTCGAGTCATTCATGCTGAACAACGGCGGCGTGGGCGGTATTGATTGGAAACTTTATAGGGTGACGTAATGATTGTTGTACTGAATCACGAAGGCTATTTCATATCCAGATTGCACGAGCCGACAGAAGAAGATCTGGCTCGTCCTGACGTATTCGAGGCGCCCGAATCGGACATGCTCAACAACCAATGGAAGTTGGTCGATGGAGCTTGGGTTGCTCCTCCTGTGGTTGAGCCTGACCCTGGTGCAATCGTGCGCCCTCCACGTTGATTTACGTACTTTTAAGAACGACCCCCACCTAGAATAAACCCATGCTCGACCCTCGAAATCTTCGCAGCAGCCTTGCTCGGCATCTTGGTCAAACCTTGACGCCAGAGCTTGCTTCGCAGATCGAGATCGAGGCTGGCGTCCAATCAAGTGATTGGCTGAATTTCCACAATCTTGTGGAGCCTCAGGTGTGGGGTGATTACATGTTTGCAGCAGAAGATGTCGAACCGATCGCAGGTCAAATCTGCGATATGGCTGGGCAAATGTCTGCCGAACTGTCGTCTGTAACTAGACCGAAGGCTCCGAGCCAATTTGATCTTATGGCGCTTCAATCGCGTGGTCAGATCACATTCACCATTCGCAAGGGTGGTGACCTCATTGGCATGTGCTTTGTTGCACCTGTGCGTGATGGTTGTTCGGACGCTGGCATGTACATCCTGCCAAACCACCGTGGCGGCATGGCGTCCATGCGATTTGTTAAATATATCGAAGAGCAGGTTCGTCTGCTTGGCGCTAGATGGATGTTGTGGGAGTGTGATGCGAAGTCACGCACTCAGTTGATGGCAAAGCGTATGTGCCATCCACTGATCTCACAACGATTTCTAGCCAAGTTTTCCGAAGGGGAATAAGTCATGGGTGGTATTGTTGATATGGTGTTTGGCGGAAGCGATGCTCCCGCTCCAGATCCGAAGATTGGTGAGGCTGCATCGGCCAACGCCGCGGTTGCGAAAGAGTCATTAGACTTTTATAAAACCATTTACGAGCGTGACATCGCTCCAGCGCAGAAGCGTGACCTTGACATGCGCGAGGCTTTGATCAATGACACGAGATCTAGCCTGGCTCAACAGAAGAAGTTTGCCGAAGAGCAGAACGATTATTACAAGAGCACCTTCCAGCCCATTGAAAAGAAGATGGCGCAGGAGGCGATGGAGTATGACTCTGACGCCAACGTCAACAGGCGTATGGGCATCGCGTCAGCAAACGTCAACCAACAGTTCTCCAACGCTCGTGGCCAAGGCATGCGAGCTTTGTCTCGTTACGGCATTGGCCTCAACCCAGAAGCCTTTGCTCGCGAGAACCAGAAGCTCACCACCTCTCAGGCTCTAGCGTCCTCTGGCGCACAGACCGGCGCGGCATTCGAGACCCAAGACAAGGGCATCGCCCTCCGTGCTGGCGCTGCGAACTTCGGTCGCAACATGCCCAACACCGCGGCAACCTACTACGCCAACACAAACAACACAGCCAACACCGCATCAGGCATCTCGTCTGGCGGCATCAACAACATTGCCACCGGCACTGGTGTGATGGGTCAAGGCTTCAACACTGCGATCGCAGGCAACCAATCTGCTGGCAACCTGATGCTCGGCGACTTCAATGCCCGTATGCAAGGTTATGTTGCAGACCAGAACCTCAAAGGCTCTATGTACGAGGGTATCGGTATGGCTGCTGGCATGGCCTACAAGAAGGCAGACGGCGGCGTTATCGAAGGGCCAGGTGGTCCACGCGATGACAAGATCCCAACGCTTCTGTCTGACGGCGAATTCGTTTTGAACGAAGGCGCGGTCAAGCATTTCGGTCTGTCAAAGTTAAACAAGATGAATGAGATCGGCCTCCAAAACCAAGAGCGCCGTGGCTTGATTAGGAGAGCATGATGGCAACAGCAGGTATCGGTGGATTCGCTAAAGGCTTTGCCAGTGGCATGCGTTTGCAGTCAGACATGCAGGACTCTGAGGCCAAGCGCGGCCTGATGGATCTTCAGCGCCAAAGCGAAGAACTCAAGATAGGTCGTGAGCAGCAGATGGCTGACCTCAGCAAGAATATGGGATTGGAGCAAAAGAGCTTCATCGACCGCGCAGGCGAGTACGAGGGCCTTGATGACGTCAAGGCGGCTGATTTGAACTACACCCGTATGGGCGCCTTGCTCAAGCAGCAAGCGGCCATTGCTGGCAAGAACCCGTTCGAGGTTGATGAGTCGATCAACAGGCTGCGCAAAGAGCGATTCAGCGAACGCGTGATGCAAGGCACAAACTTGCTCAAGGCTGGCGACGACAAGGGCTTCGATGTTTTGAAGCCGGTCTACAACAGCCTGTTCAAAGATGGCAGTGAGCTGATCGGCGGCAAGTACAACAAGGATTCAGACACCTTCACTCTGGCGTACAAGGACAAGGATGGCGTCGAGCAAACACGCGATGTCAAGCGTGAGCAGTTCACCGAGGGCATGATCCCCTTGGCGCTCAATGCTGCCGACGCAGCCAAGTACATGATGCAGAACAAAGAGATGGAGATGAAGGTTCGCGAGAACGAGAAGGAGCGCACCTTCCGCGCTGGCGAAGGCGAGAAGGAGCGTTCAAACCGCGTTGGCATAGCCATGATTGGTGAGCGCGGCGCTAACTCTCGTGCCGAGATGGGCCTCAAGGGAACCATATACGCCGCAGACAAGGGCGCTGAAAGCCGCTCTAGCCTGCGTCAAGAAGGCATTGACCAGAAGAACCTTGATGACGTGCAGAAGGAATACAACATTGCGATCGGTTTCACCGAGTCTCGCAGTGGCATCTTCTCTCCTCAAGAGATCGCTCAAATGAACCTGGATCGCGCAGATGCCATGCAGATGTATCGCCTGACCAAGCAACACACCAATCAAAATCTGACAGGTAGCGAACTTCGCATGTTGCAAGACGCGGTTCGCTCTAACAAAGCAAAAGTTAAGGTCGATCAAGCAAGCGGTCTGGCTGGCGTTGAATACAACGGCGTAAGAGCGGTTGTTCCTGCATCAGCATTTGCGCCGAAGCAATAAGGAGTTTCCATGGCGACTGGAGTTAACCTCTCCGCCCTGTTTGACAATCCACCACAGGGCGCAGGGGCAGTTGCTCCTGCCGCTCCGTCCGTCAATCGAACAGGCGTAAATCTCGACAACCTCTTCTACAAGGACAGCGAACAAGCTGGTTCAGAGGTTCGCAGGGGCGGTATTGCGCCGCCTCCTCAGACCGTTCAGCCGACCACTCCAATCGAGCCAGAACGCTCGCAAACTCGAATCCTAGACCTGGGTACCAACTACACCTACAACGGCCCACGCATCGAGGATCCAGCCCCCAAAGAGCCAGGCTTGAACCTGATGGGTTCTGCCGCCAAGGGCATCAAAGCGGTCAAGCTGACATGGGACTTTCTGGCCAACAAGCTGGAGAACGCCGTCACCGGATCTGATGAGGACACCGGTGCGATCTTGGCCAAGAGCGCTGCCGAATACAAAGCCATGGAATCTGACCCTCGCATTGCCGAGATGGTCAAGAAGGGTGACAACGCAGAAACCACCCCTGCCGCTGTGTACGACATGCTCTCGTTTGCCGTGCGCAACCCCACCATGGTGGCCAACTTCGTGGCCGAGCAAGTTCCTTCCGTCGTTGTTGGTGGTGGACTCGGTGCTGTGGCTACCGCACCCGTTCGCGCTGGCATCACCGGCCTTGCTACCCGAGCTGGCGCAAGCGCTGCAACCCAAGCTGTCGTGGGCGCTGGTGCTACCGGCGCATCCGTAGCCTCGTCTGCCGTGGTGCTGCAATCCCTTGGCTCGAACTATGCCGAGGGCCTGGACAAGTTCAAAGGCGACAAGGATCTGGCGTCAGACTACGCCGTGACCAAGACCGCCAACGAAGTGCCTGCAAACGCCATTGCTGGCGCTTTCCTGGGCTTCAACCCCTTTGCATCCAAGATCGCCAACATCGCCCTGCAAGCCAACATCCAAGGTGTTGGTGGTGCAACTGGCGCTTACATGGCGTCCAAGTCGGTTGGCGAAGATCCAAGCCGTGGCGAGATGCTGCTCGAGTATTTGGGCGAAGCTGCCTCAGCGCCTGTCGACATCGGCATTGAGAAGCTGTCACAGCGTAAAGCTGGCGCAGCCGACACGACCGCTGTCAACCCGCCTCCTGCTGGCTCCGTGCCGCCCGCTGGTCCTGTGGTCGACGACACACAAACCGAACGCCAAGGGCTGCAAGTCATCCCCCGCAAGGAGCTGCTTGCCACCCTCAAGGACATGGATGCCGTTGCCTACCTGTACAGCACAGGCAACAAAGAGCAGAAGCAAAGCATCGAAACCGCGATCGACCGTGCCGGTACTGATTACCGCCAAGCATTCGACGCAACCGTTGGTCGTGAGCAAAACATCATGGCTGGTGAGCGCAAGCTCGGCCAAGAGCCTTTGTTCGTTGACTCGCTGCGCAACGCGATCGACGTATTCGGGAATACCCTTAATCTCAACTCAACCGCCAAGGTCGCCAAGAAGCCTGCCGTTGAGCCAGCCCCGATCGACGACCCTGACTTTGTGGCTAATCAGGACGCCGAAGCCGAGCGTATTCTGGCTGACGCGGAGCGCCGCAAGAGCCAGCAAAAGCCAGCTCCTTTGAACCTGCCAGAAGGCGTCAAGTTCGCCGACCTGCCAGCTCAAGAGAAGGTCAAGGCCCTGGCTGCTGACGCGCCCTCTGCCGATTGGGAGAAGGGCAAGGCGAACCAATACGGCGTGACCACACACTTTGGACCTGAGAGCCAAAGCGCTGATGTGCGCCCTACCCGCTTCTCGCATCCAGCTCTGCCCAACCTGTTTTACGACAGCGAGCGCAAGCTGTTCGACTCTTTGAAGATCCGCAAGGACGCCAAGGAAAAGGGTTTGTGGACTGCTGCTCGTCCAGCCGAAAGCACATCCAAGGTTTTGAACGTCAACAAGACGGCGACCCAGATTCAAGAAGCCGCTGACCAGGCTGCGACCAGCCCCAACAACGATCTGCCTGAGCCAACCGAAGGCCAGAAGAAGGCTGGAAACTACACCAAGGGTCACACCACCCTGCAAGGTATCGACATCACCATCGAGAACCCTCGTGATTCAAACCGTAGCGGCACATCGCCAGACGGCACGAGCTGGTCAAACAAGATGGCGCACCACTACGGCTACATCAAAGGCTCTGTTGGCGCTGACAAAGACCATGTCGACACCTTTATTGGGGAAAACCCTGATAGCAAGAAGGCGTTCGTCATTGACCAAGTGAACCCTGATGGCTCATTCGACGAGCACAAGGTCATGCTTGGCTTCGACACAGCCGAGGAAGCTCGTGCTGGCTACCTCGCCAACTACTCCAAAGGCTGGACCGGTCTCGGCGCCATGACCGAGATGCCTGTTGAGGCGCTCAAGTCATGGGTCAAGGACGGCAAGAAGAAGCAGCCATTGGGCGACCTCGAGGCCAAGCCACAGAGCGAAGTCGACAAGGCCAAGCAGGACCTGAAAGACGCCGCCTTCGACTTGTGGGATGTGGCGTCTGACGCCGCAGGCACAAAGATGAACATCACTGGCAAGCGCTACACCGTGGCCGACTTGCCAAAGGCAATCCAAAAGGTGATGGAAGCCCTGGTCAAACTCGGCTATGTCCAGTTTAAGGACATGTCTGCCGAGCTGATGAAGCGCATGCGCGCCAACGAGAACTGGAAAGATCTCGCAGACAACGTTTCCCCCGCCATGCTGCGTCAGGCGTACAAGAAGCTGGCCGATTTCGACGGCAAGCAGACTGACGCCGAAGTTGACGCCGTGCTTGGCAAGGATCTGGAATCCGTCACCCGCGGTAAGAACACAGCCAAAGAGCCTGTGCGCCCAGCGGAAAAGGAAGAGGTCGTCAAGCCAAAGCAGCAGGCCAAGCCAGCGACCGCACCCGCGCCCAAGACCGTCACGCAAGAGATCGCCAGCCGAATCGAAAAGCTCGATCTCGGCAAGGAGCGCACTCAAGCCAAAGAGCTGCTGCGTCAAGGCAAGTACGACGAGGCAGAGGCTGTCGTCAACAACTTCTACAAGAAGCAGGCCGAAGCCAAGAAAGCTGACCTGCTCGGCGCTCGTCGCAAGGCAGAGCAACTGGAGAAGGTGAAGAACGCATTCAAGATCAGCGAAGCGATCCTGACCAACTTCCAGAACCGCACCAACGCCTCACGCAAGCGCGATGGCCTTGAGCCTATCGACGTTGTGCCTGACTTCAAAGCACAGCTCGATGCCTTGCTTGGCGCTGACACCACACAGATGAACGTTGAGCGAGCCAACGAGTTGATCTCGTATCAGGCTTCTATCCTTGCTCGCATGCTGATCCGCAACGGCAAGATCAACGCTGGCGGCAAGCTGTTCAAGGCGATGAACTTGGGCTACGAGCAGGTCATCAAGACCATGCAGTCCATCCGCGCCGGTGCTGATGTTTCTCCTGGCGAGATCAGCGGCGGCAAGATCCAAGACAAGCGCCCAACCATTCCGAACAATGAGTTGGCCAAGTACCCATCTCTGGAGCGCCGCGTCAACGAGATGCGAGCCAAGCTCCAGTTGCTCGAGTCTTCGTCTGACGCCAAGGAAAAAGAAGTCAAAGCAGCCAAGGGCGACTTGATCGACATGCTCAAGTACCTCGGCACACAGGACATGAAGAAGCTCAAGGATATGGACGATACCTGGGCGGCTTTGTACAAGGCTGAGGCTGGCGAGAAGCAGGCTCAGATGCGCCTTGACCTGGGCGAGAACCAACGCACTGAGCGTCAGCTCAAACTCGACACTCGATTCAAGAACATCATCAACGACATCACTGGCGCCAACCTGCTCAAAGAAGCGATGCAGGATCTGCGCGACAAGATCGAACGCCTCGATGCGCTGATTGCGCAGGAAGATCGACCATACCGCCCAGACGAACTGCGCGGCTTGTTCGGCATGTTCGATGAGAGCACATACGCCCGTGATGAAGAAGGCTTCCGTGGTGACCGTGCCAACACAACTCGTGACGATCTGGTCTACGAGCGCTCACGCTTGTCGAAAGAACTTTCCGAAGCAACCAAGGACGGTATCAAAGGCAAGGCCAAGCGTCTTGAAAAAGGTATCGAGAAGCTGCGCGATCGCATGATCAACGCTGGCCAATCTGCTGTTGCTGGCGGCATGTCATTCGAGGATGTTGCTCAAGTGATGGGCAAGTACCTGCAAGACCTGGGCTTCGCGCAGAACGGCGGCATCGTCAACGTCAACAAGGATGTTGAAGAGCAATTCAACCAAGGCGAGAAGGACATCGCTGAGTCGCAGACCTTTGACCTGTTCGAAGAGAACAAGGCAGTCGAGCAGCTTGCCGCTGGCGAGTTGTCTGCACAAGAAGCAGCTAAGGTTGCTGGCGTCCTTGACCCCAGGACCACTGTCGTTGAGGCGATGAATGTCTTGGCTCGTCAGATCAAGGATCTTGGCAAGACAGGCTTCGAAGCTGAGTACACATCCAAGCTGCGTCAAGTATCAGGCTGGATCGCAAAGAACATGCGAGCCAACACCCTGCTCTTCTCGCAGGTTCAAGACGCTTTCCGCGGCAACGGTATCGACCTGCCAATCGAGATGGTGAACAACACCATGGTGGCGATGCACACCCCCATGCTCGAGTACGCCAAGCAACAAGGTGGCGGCTACGCTCCTCGCGAGTTCTGGCTGCGCTCGATGGATCAAGCGATTGAGTTCAACCCTGATGTTGAAACAAACGGCACATTCACTGATGCCGAACTTGCCATGTACGACGAGTGGAAAGAGCGCCAGCAAGCCTTGCGTGATCGCAGGGATGATGCGCGTATCGAAGAGTCGCCCTCGATGCAGGATGCCTTCTCCGGCATGCTGTTCATGCGCTACTCGCTGGCTCAGATGAAGAACCCTCGCTTGATTGCGAACGAGCGTGACCGTCTGAACCTGACCAACTCGATCCCTGATCTGGTCAACGCATGGCATGCTGACCTGGAGCTTGCTCTCCAGAAGCGCTCTGACCTTTTCAAACAACTGACAGACGCCGAAGACGGCGCTGTGCTGCCAACCGACTACGCAGAACATCAGGCATGGCGTGAACGCAAAGCCAAGGCCGATGAGCTGAAAGCCGAGATGATTGCCAAGTCTCAGTACTACTTGGCGCTCCCCTCCTTCGAGGGCTTGAGCGACGAGCAGGTTGATGCCTTGCGCACCAAGCTCGTTCAGTCCGACGTGGCTTCTTCTGATTACGTACTTGAGCTTGCCAACATGATGGCCGAAGCAAACCAAGCGGCCAAGCCAAGCAAAGACGCCGTGGTGGATCCAGAGACCGGTGAGCTGGTCGACCCCGCGGAACTTGCTCGATCACAAATCGTCGACGACATGCTGGCTCGTGACCAGAGCATTGAGGCTTTGGCTGAGGCTTTCGGCACACGCGACAAGAAGAAGTTGGCTCCGATCATGCAGTCGATGGACGCTGGCACAGCCGATGTGACCACCGCCGAGGGCAGCTTTGCTCGTCTGGCTGACGAGTCTGGCTCTGGCGAGTTCATGCCGGATCCAGAGGATCTCGATTCATACGAGATGCTGCAAGAATCCGCCGAGAACAGCGAAGGAATGGACGGCCTCGATGATCCCCTGCGCTTCAAGCATGGCTTCTTCTCTGGCTTGTTGACCAACGCCCAGGTGCAGTCAACTGTGGCTCGCCTGACACAAGGCTGGAAGAGCGCACCTCAGATCGTCACATTGAAGAACGTGGCGCAGTTGCCTGACGGCCTGCGTGAGCGTGTGATGGAGAAGCTGCAAGGCGACATGGGTGCTCGCGGCCTGTTCGACAGCGAGACCGGTGTGACCTACCTGTTCTCCGACATGATGCGCAGCGATGCCGATGTCGAGTTCACGCTCTACCACGAGGTCTATGGCCACCTTGGTATGCGCGCATTCCTTGGCGCCAAGTTCGATGCAACGCTCAACAGCCTGTACGCCAACCACTCAAGCATCAAGTCCAAGGCTGATGCCTTGATTGCTGCCGGTCGCCCCAAGCTGGAGGCGATCGACGAGGTGCTGGCTGACATGGCAGGCAAGAACGAACAGGCTGGCGCAGTCAAGCAGTGGGTCGGTCAGATGATCGACGGTCTGCGTGAATTAGGGTTTACCCGTATCGCAGATTGGATGTCGAAACTCACCGGTGCTGACCTGGCTTACTACCTGAACGGCGCTCGCAAAGCTGCACAGAACAACGAGTACAAGGTGATGGACGGCGCACCCGCCGAGATCCGCTTGTCCGAAGTCATGCATGACCGCCTGTACGAAATGTTCGCTGTGAAGGATGGCAAGACCACAGCATACGCTCGCTTCAACCCAATCACTCAATCATGGGCTGTGTTCACCGCGGCAGGCACTGGCAACGACATCCGCGCCGACGGCTACTCTGCTGGCGCTTACGACAGCTACGAGGCTGTGCTGGCGACGATGCGCAAGAACGGCAAGGTCGAGTTCCGCAAACGCTCTGGCGCATACATCGAAGACAAGATGCCCAAGGATCTGGCCAAGTTCTCTGAGGTTGCTGACCTCGGCACTGGCGCCAAGGGCATGGTCAAGCGCTGGATGCGTTCACTGATCACTCTGCACCAGAACGAATTCCGTCCGATCTTTGACTTGGTTGAATACATTGCTCGCGAAGGTGTGCTGACTCCACGCATGGATGTGAAGACTGCGCTCATCAACTACGAGCGCCGCACAGCCGAGATCATTCGCTCGTTCAACCAGAGCTATGTGAAGCCCATCGAGCAGCTCGCCAAAGAAGCTGGCGAAATGGGCGCCGACTACGGCACGATCAACACCTTCTTGCTGGCTCGTCACGCACCAAGCCGCAACGCTCAGATCGCTCGCATCAACGAGAACTTCCCTGACGGCGGCTCTGGCATGTACACCGATGACGCCAAGGCTTTCCTTGAGTCAATCCAAGACGAGCCTTACTTCGAGAAGCTGCAAGAGATCGGCATGTACTTCGATCGCATGAGCGAGTACAAGCTGGCCTACCAAGTCAAGACCGGCATGATCACTGAGCGCCAAGCTGAGAAGATGGACTCGGTGTATGAGCACTACGTCAACCTGTCTGGCCAGAAGAACAAGCTCGACCAGTTCGACATCGGTCAGCTCGTTGGCACACGCTTCAACGTCAAGGGTAAAGAGGCTCGCGCCTTCGGTCGTTCTGAGCCAGCCTCAGACATCATGGCCAACACAATCCTTGGCATGGAAGCGGCGCTCATCCGTGGCCAGAAGAACATCATTGCTCAACGCTTGCTGAACTTCTTAGAAGCCAACTACGACCCCAACTTCGCAGCCATCAACGCCATCGAGTACAAGCGCGTGATCGGTGAAGACGGCATGGTCATGGAAGTTGAGGACGGCGACTACATCCGTCGCAAGGATGTGATGGTGGCCAAGGTCAACGGTATCCCTGTGACCATCCAGTTCAAGGACACAAGCCCTGGCTCATTTGCCGAGGCTATCCATGGCTCCGTCTATCCTACCCAAAGCGGTGATGTGATGGAGTACATGGGCAAATTCAACCAGTTGATCGGTCGCATGCTGACCACACTGAACCCTGCCTGGGTTCCTGTGAACTTTGCGCGTGATGCTCAGTCGATGTATCTCAACGCCGCCTCTGACGGCAAGATCACCAAAGAGCAAGCGGCAGAAATGTTCAAGCTGCTGCCCAAAGCCATCAAGACGGCGTACTACATGGATCGCTCCGAGAACGGCAAAGAGCCGAACATCGAGGTCGATCCAGAACTGATCCGTTTCTACCGCGAGATGCGCACATCAGGCGGTATGACCAGCTTCTTGAACCGCCGCAGCCTGGAAGAGACCGTGGCTGATGTGAATGTCATGCTCGGAGAAGCAACCAAGGCTCAACAGTTCAAGCAAAAAGCCAAGGATGTGATTGATTGGATCGAGCACTGGACCATCCCGATGGAAGTTGCGCCTCGTCTTGCTGCCTACAAGGTGGCTCGCGAGGGCGGTATGTCCAGAGAAGATGCCGCAGCGTTTGCCGGTGAGATCACCGTCAACTTCAACATGCGCGGATCCATGAAGTTCATGCGCCAAGCGTTCCTGTTCTACAACCCTGCCGTCCAAGGCATGGCCAAGATGGGTTCGTTGTTCTTCGACATCACCCCAGACTACGGCTTGAAGGTGAAGAAGGACAGCCTTGCATGGAAGTTTGCCGGCGGCCTGATGGTCTTGGGCATGATGACCAACCTGATCGCTCGCGCCACAGGCGACGACGATGAAGCTGGCCGCAACGACCTCGACAAGATCCCGACCTACAAGCGGGCTACGTCGATCGTGTTGGCGCCCAATATCCCAGGTGGGGCTATCCCCATCCCTTACGGCTGGAACGCCTTCTACGCCACAGGACACTTCCTGATGGACGGCATGCTCGGCATCCAATCGGCTAGCACCACAGCCAAGCGGATCTTCATGGCTACGCTGGACGCCTTCTCGCCGGTTCAAAGCTCTGGCTTAGAGTCGAAAACCTTGGCCGGCGGTCTGCTCAAGACCGTCTCGCCAACCGGTGTGCTGCCCCTGACCGAGCTGGCTTTGAACGAGAATCGCCAAGGCGCTCCGATCTACAAGGAAGACGCCATCTTCGGTGGGCCAGAGCTGCCAAACAGCGAACGCGGGTTCCGTTCGACCTCGCCCATTTCCACCGGCTTGGCCAAGACGCTGAACCAGTGGGGTGGCAACACCATGCGGTCGGGCTACATCGACATGAACCCCGCGGTCATTGACCACCTAATCAGCTCATACCTCCCAGGCGCGATAAATGAGACCTACAAGGGCGCCGGATTGATCGTAAGGGGTGCGCGTGGGGAAGAGGTCAGAAACACGCCCTTGCCCCTTTTGGACCGTCTGACGGCCAAGGTTTCTGACACCTACGATGCCTCAGCCTTCCGGCGCGCCAGCACCCTGATCAACACCCGTTACAAGGAATACGAGCTGTACCCAGATCGCCGTCAGGAAATCCTCAAGGAAGTTCCTGGCCTGCTCCGCGCTCAGGCGATCATGTCCAGCACGACGCAGGAGATCAGGAAGCTGGAGGCCGACCAGAAGATGATCGAGTCACCGCTGTCCAAGCAGACCGACGAGTACAAGGTCCAGCGTTTGAACCGGATGCGCGAGACTGAAAGGCGCCTCTACACCCGAGCCGTGAAAGCGGTGATGGAGTCAGGCGGCGAACTGCGGGACGCACTGATGAATTCAAACTAATGTGTCGATTTTGTACGGTAGTAGGTATGTTGCTCAACGAGCAAGGGGTGCGGTCTTCGTAGCGGGCGCTCTATGTAAACGCTCGAAGAACAACATACCAATCTACCCAGAAACGATGCAGTATCGTTCTGTTAATCCGCAGGTCCCTGGTTCGAGCCCAGGTCGGGGAGCCAAATAATCAAGAGCTTAGAGCAATCTAGGCTCTTTCTTTTTAGGCGACGTGTAGGTTTTGTACATTCGCCCTGTCTGGCACCCGCGTGACCATGCGTTCCAGCCGCCTTGCCGAGCTGCTCAGATGGGACACATCGAGGTGCGCGTAACGCCTCACCATCGACTCATCCTCCCACCCGCCCAGCTCCTGGATCCGGTCGAGGGTTTCACCGTCCTGCCGTAGCCAGCTTGCCCAGGTGTGGCGCAAGTCGTGCCACCGAAAGTCGGTGATTCCTGCCTTCTCCAGCGCCGCTTTCCACATCTTGGGCGGGATGTCCCTGATCTGCTCCCCATCCCAACGCGGGAAAACCAGCGTGTCGTGCTTTCCTACCTGCGCCTTGATGACCTCGACTGCCACATCGTTGAGGGGGATCGAGAACGGGTTGCCGTTCTTCATGACCTGGCCTGGGAATGTGGCGATCCGTCTGGTCAGGTTGATCTGTGACCATTTCAGACCGAACACATTCGCCCGCCTCAGACCGGTCATCACGGCGAATAAAGACATCGCCTGAAACGGTTGAGGCAGAGCTGGCATCAGGCGCATGAACTCGTCATGGGTGATATACCGCAGCCGCTCCGACTCTTCGAATGTCGGGAACTTAGGGTTAACCCCTAGCCACATATATTCTCTGGCGCAGGCGTTGATCACGGCCCTCAAGAAGCTGAGATACCGGTTGATCGTGCCGTTTGCCAGAGCTTCACCATGCCGATTCTGGCGCTCACGCAACTCGTCGATCACATCCCCCACAACTTCGGGGTCTACTTCATCTAGGTAGACGATGCTACGAGACTCGAACTCTTTGTCCCAGAACGCCCGAAATCTGACATCCTCGCGACTCGACTTCTTGTGCTCGTGCTCTTTCATCCACCGATTTGCACCATCAGTCCACAGGTGCCTCGGCTTATCGCCTAGCCTACGCTCACGCCAAGCCTTGGCCTTCTCTTGATCGTGATACTCAAGCGCTTGCTTCTCATCCGTGGTGTGGCATGAAGCTCGGAAGAACTTACCCTTCACCCAGAACTGATACCACCACACATTTCCTCGACGGTAAATTGCCATAACTACCTCCTACCCGCCGAAGGCCGCGGTATCAAAGTACCATGGACCTGCGGATTCCTGCAACACATTAAAAAAATCGGGTACTCACTGGCCTGTATCTTGGGCAGGATTGCCCCCAGCTTTCCCCTTGATGGGTGGGGTACTCAAGCGACCTGATCGTATGCCGAGGCTTCGAAGCTTGACCACCAGGAACCCCTAGCAGCCCTCGCGCCGGACCAGTGCATGCTGTCGCTCTTTCCCCCGCTAACTATTCCAGCGCACTGATCGAGCTGATCAATTGCGTGGCGGTGGCATCGCGTCTCTTGAGGAGCTTCTCGGCCCTCTTCCTCGCTTCCATCCAGTTTCTTGTGGTCTCGATGCCGCCGTTGTTGACACGCTCCGGCACCTTGTTCATACGCTCTTGTAAGCGGCGTCTGTACGTCTCGATTACTTCTTTGTCGTCGTTCATTTGTAAACCATTTTTTCTAGATGCCTGAGTTGAATCCTCCCCTCAAGCACAGCCTCTGAAAACTTTGCCGACTCCCTCGCAGTGTCATCGCCGTACAGTTGCCGCCACTCTGTATAGAGCGCGTAGCGTCGTGTTGGGGATGACAGAGCAATCGCACTTTTCACTCGCTGGATTAACCTGATTCGTGACTCGTGCAGTTGCTCTGCCCATACCCGTTCCTGCTCTTCGTTCACACAAATTGTTGCAGGTCTGGAGCCTTCCAGCCTTCGGGCTTACCGATCTTCCCGCCTGGCAGGAGGACCGGTCTACCGTTGACCAGCTTGGCTTCATTGGATGACAACACTTCCTCGTCTGCGGCGGGCTTAATAAAGTTCGCCATGAACGCCACACCATTGCCAGTGACCTCCGCATCACACAACGCATCAAGTGCGTCCACACGGCGCTCGGTTGGGATGGTTGCTTTGACCATACCTTTCTTGAGACCTTCGCCCAATGTGGTGAGCTGAATGATGGCGTTGCGCAACACGAAGTCAGACAGCGCGGTGTTGACTTCAAGTGCAGACAAGAACTCGGCGACCTCTTCCAAGTGGCAACCGATTTGAACAGAAAGGTTCTGCTCATTCGGCGCTTTGCCACAGGCAATCAGCCAATCCCTTGTTCGTTCGTAGTTGGTCACTGCAACTGTTCCTGTGGTTCCTGGGGAGCGGGTGTAGGCTCGACCTGAGGAATCGCCTGAGTGCGAATGTTGGTGATCACATCAGCGACCTGCTCGTAAGGAGCTTTGGCCAATGCGCCAATGACGAGGTTGACCTGATCGACTGTCAGGTTGAGGGTGATGGTTTGATTTTGGTTCATTTGAGTTTCCAAATAGTTTTAGGAGAGCCGTGGCAAGTCGATGATCGTTGCTTGCCAAAGCCTATTGCCACGACGACGCCACGATGGGCGGCTTTCCTGGCGACATAGCCCCATGCTCGGTTGTCAGGCGGCGATTGAAAGCCGAGCTTGTCAGCCCATGCTCTCACCTCTTCCGTCATAAACCCTTCACGGTGCATTCTTGCGTAGCACTCGAAGAACTTTGATGCCATCGCAGTCCATTGTTTGTGCTCGTCATCAGCATGCGATGCGGCCAGCAGCATGCCGGTCTCAGCGCCTTGATGTGCAAGATCTTGGTTCAGCACGACAGGCGTCATACCTCACCTCGCTCTTTCAGAATCGCCATGCCAGCGTAGACGATTGCACCCAAGACCTCGGTCTCGAACGCAACGCCTTCGCGTGTGCTTGCGGCTTCTTCAAGTTTCTTGGCGGCTTGGCCAGTGGCGAAACCACGACCATGCATGTTCACATAGTGAACCCAAGGCTGATCTTTGAAAGGTGTCACAGCACCGCCGTGACGCTCACCCTTGCCGAACATGGCTTGCTCGATCGCAGCCATGAACACTGGATACAACGGGTGAGTTGTGGCGTCAGGCTTTTCCATCATCCGCTCCATACTGCACTCGGAGGAATGCATCGAGGTCTTCCTTGTGGAAGCGCCACTGACGACCAACCTTACCTGCTGGCAAACGCTTTTCACGAGCCAGCTTGCGTAGCGAGAACACACTGATACCCAGGTATTTCGCCGCTTCAAAAATCGACATCATATTTTGGTTCCTGACTTTTTAATTTTTGAAATTGCGCACAGAACGGGGCAACTTCGCAGTAGCCTTCGCAACGTCTGCTCATGCCAGGACGCTCCTCAACATAATGATCGTCTGGCACTACCCCGAGTTCGTCGCGTGTAGGCGCTACTTTCTTTGCGCGCTTCCCACCCACTTTCATAAGGGCGTAGCTTGTGCCCGTGTACCACCGCTCCTCCTCGGTGCATTCGACCTCTTCACCAGCCTCTGAGCGTTGATGCATTTGCACACGAGCCTGAGCGTATGCCTCTGCATCATCCAAAGACCAGACCGGAACTTCGATGACGGCGACATTCTGCTTTGGGTAATCGTCTTTGCGCTCCGCCTCTGCCCGCTTCCAATCACGGAATATGGCAACGACCTGCAAACGATCAACCTTGTAGCCGTTCTTGTGGGCCAGCCAACGCAACATGTTGAGCTGTCGCTCCCATGAAACATCGCCTTTGGCTTTGTAGACTGAGCAAACTTTCCAGTCTTGCAGAACGCTGTCAGCAAGGTGCAAGCGATCAAACTGACCACTGACCTTCCAACCATTCACCTCGGCGTAAAGACGCTGCTCAACCAAGGCGTTGGTTCCTGCGCGTTCAAGGACGGTGTGAACCGCCTGACCCATCAAGGACCAAATTCTCTCAGATACATCCTCAACCACAAAATCCTTGTGCATCTTGTAGAGGGTGCGCCGTCTTGGTGCATCAATGAGCTTGGTCACAGAGATATCGCCCCCACCGGTGTAAGGGTCATTCTTCACGGCGTTGACCAAGGCGTCTGGCAACCCGTGGATGTTGGTCAAGTTCATGGTTATGCGTCCTCCCGTGTGACGAAGTCTTGGTTCTGGACGGCCTGCGGATAGGCGCTGTTAGGGCCGCTTGGAACCATGACGGTGTGATTGCGTTGCACGGACTCGCGCACAGCGTTTGGCTTAAACACCATCGCCATTGCGCCTTGCCATGCATCGGCCACAGCCTTGTGCTTTGCCGCCTCGTGGATGGCGTCACGACCTTTGATCACAGTCTCTTCATTCTCTTTGATGCTTTTTTCCAAGGCCGCAATTTTGTTTCCTTGCCAAGTGTTGGCCTTGGCCAGCTCTTCACAGCGCGCAGTTTCATCTTTCAACTTTTTGGCCATCCATTCAGTCTCATTGATTTGTTTCTGCAAATCATCTTTGAGCTGTTTGATGCCATCGAGTGCATCGAGGTTGAAGGTCTTGCTTGCAACCAGGTCGTCGATTTGTTTGAGTAGATCGTTGCTCATGCGATGTATGCCGTCTTGCGGTACTCAGCCAACACCATCGAGGGCGTAATGCCAAGTCGTTTGAAATACTGGCGCAAACCCTTGGGCATACCCAAGCGCTTGGCCACCTTTTTTTCCTGTGCGTTTACGCGCTCACGCACAGACTTGCGGTACTGAGTGCGGTTCATCAGAAATCAACCTTCACGCCGCCAGTAGGAGCGCCGCCACCTTGATAGCCGCCGCCGTTGTCTTGGCGTTGATACTTGGGGTCAGGCAACTTCAATGTGCCGGACTTGAAGGGGTTGCCGTTCTTGCTCATGCGATTCCAGATAGCAACGTCATACTTTGTGCCGTCAGGGAAGGTCACCGTGCCGGTTTCGTGCGGGGCCTTGTCGCTCTTGCGCTTGTTGTTGGTGAACAGAACGATCTCGATTTGATTGTTGTAGGTTGCAGACATTGATTACTCCTTGGTCTCTGCGGGTTGTTGTTTTGCTTCGGCGATCTTGGCTTGTAGTCGAGCGATCACATCAGCGGTATGAACAAGCGGGAGCTTGTCGATGGAAGCGATGCCATAGGCATCAGCAATCTTTTGCACATCAACGCCTGCTGACTTGGCTAGCTTGTTGATGGCGTTCACCTCGTTGACTGTGACCACCGCGGGAGGTGCGGCCACAACCTGATGGGTGGTCTTGTCGGCGTCGTTGTCGCCCTCTGTGGGGATGCAGAAGGCTTGCATGCATGCGTACTTGTACGCCGCACTCATGGCCTTATTCGTGGCCTTGTCGCCGCTGTCCATGGCTTCACCGCACACGCTGATCACATGGGTTGAGCCGTCCTTGGCTGAGACCAAGTGGAAGTCGACATCCACATTCACATAGAACAGGACGCCACCGCGTTGGGTTTGGCGCTCCGTGACGGTGCGACCCTTCACATAGGGGAGGATGCACAACTGAGCTTCTGACAGGATGGGCGCCAGGGCGTTGTACACATCGTCAATGCCGCGGAAGTTGTAGCCCTGCTGGTCGTTCTTGCGATCTTTCGAGATGCCCTGCTTGCCGATCTCTGCCATCACCGCAGAGATAGCGGTGTAGACATGCGGCACCGCCGCATTTGATTCCTCTTTTTTCAATTGATTACTCCGGTTTAGGTACGCGATACTGCGCAAAAATCTCACTTGACACGATGCGTTAAGTGTGGAGCAGATTGTAGTGGAGTGTATCTCCATGTTGCACTAGGGGTTTTCACCAATAGCACCGGCATTTTCGTGACAGATAATACAACTGTCTGTTTCGTCTAGGTTTTTTAGGTTTCACAACGTACAACAAAGACAACGGTGCGGATCTTACTGAGCAGTAATGCACCTTGTCTAGCCTGTACAAACCCTTCCTGTACTACCTAGGTATTCAACAGATATTCTTAACTGAACTTAAAACAACGCAGAGCAACATGAAAAATTTTTCCGACTTTGGAATTGACCTCCAAGGGAGATCAGGGGAGGAGGTCAAAACGACCTGCCCTCAGTGCTCCCATACGAGGAAGAAGAAGAGCTACCCATGCTTGAACGTGAACACGATCAAAGCTGTGTGGCACTGCCACCACTGTGGTTGGTCGGGTGGACTTGGATCTGGTGTCATCAACCGATCAGCTCCACCTAGCCGCCGCGTCTATCACAAGCCTGAGTTCAGACCTGCCGCCCTGTCTGATGCGGCGTTCACTTGGTTTGAAAAACGAGGAATCACACCAGAGGTTTTGATCAGGAACCGGATCTCGATGGAGCGTGTGTGGATGCCGCAGATCGAGGACGAGGTCACGGCGATCGCCTTCCCCTACTACAAGAACGGTGAGGTGGTGAATGTCAAATACCGTGACGGCGCCAAGAACTTTCGCCAAGTAGCTGGCGCACAGAAGGTCCTCTACAAATACGACGACCTCTCCGATGTGACGATCATCTGCGAAGGTGAGATGGATGCCCTGTCATTCGAGGTCGCAGGTTTCCGCAACGCGATCTCGGTTCCTGACGGCGCCCCTACTCCAGACGCCAAGAACTTTGACAGCAAGTTCGAGTTCCTCGATGACGAGAAGCTCGACACCGTAGGCCAGTGGATTCTGGCGGTGGACAACGACGAGCCTGGGCGCAAACTCGAAGATGAATTGGCTCGTCGCCTTGGCCGTGACAAATGCTTGCGCATCACATGGCCAGAAGGATGCAAGGACGCCAACGATGTGCTGGTAAAGCTCGGCGTCGAGGCTTTGCAGAATGTGATCTCTGATGCCAAGTCATTCCCTGTTGAGGGCGTGTTCTCAGTCGGCGACATCGAGGACGACATCAACACCATGCTCGAGTTCGGCATGGTCAAGGGTGAGCCTACCGGTTGGGGTAGCGTAAACGGCCTATACACCCCCGCACCTGGCCAATGGACGCTGGTCACAGGCATACCCTCAATGGGTAAATCTGAGTGGCTTGACGCCCTTGCAGTCAACATCGCAGAGAACGCTGGTTGGGTGTTTGGCGTGTGCTCACCAGAGAACCAACCGATCTCATGGCATGCCGCCAAGTTGATCGAGAAGCGCATGGAAGAGCGCCTCGTTGCTGGTCGTGTGAACCAATCACGGTTCAACGAAGCCAAGGCGTGGCTCAACGAACACTTCCACTTCATCATGCCCGAGGAACCTACCCTCGACGCAGTGCTTTCCAAGGCCAAGGTCTTGGTACGCCGCCACGGTATGAAGGGTTTGATCATCGACCCTTACAACGAACTCGATCACATCCGTCGCAAAGAGGGTGTATCTGAAACCGAGTATGTGTCCACCTTCCTCACGCAAATGCGCAAGTTCGCTCGTGAGAACTCGATTCACATTTGGTTGGTTGCCCACCCTGCCAAGCTGATGAAGGACAACAAGGGCATCTACCCTGTGCCTGATGGCTATACGGTGTCTGGCTCGGCCCACTTCTATAACAAGGCCGACAACATCATTGCAGTGCACCGTGATCTGACCATGACCAACGCACCTACCGAGGTGCATGTGCAGAAGATCCGCTCTCGCTGGCTCGGCAAGCGTGGCATCGCATACCTGCAATGGCGTCCTGAGTGTGGTCGCTTCCGTGAGTACGCTGGCGCTTACAGCCCACCACCTGGCGGTGAAGGGGGTGACGAATGATCGCCGAACACATCATCAAGACTGCGCGTGACGCTGGTTGCAAGCCAGTTCGTAGCCCTGAGTGTTGGGATGACGTGCAAGTGTTTGCCACGCCAGAGGTGCTCGAGCGCTTCTACAACGAGGCGTATCGCCACGGCGCGCTAGCAATGGCTCACGAAATTCAAAGCGCCATGAAAAAGAAGGAGGCCGAATGATCTCTACTTGGATCCTCATCATCTCGATGAATGGCTCAAGCCCGTCTTGGCCGATGCACCTCTTCCAGATTCCTGACATGCCATCGCAACAGGAATGTCAGCGCGTCAGCATTGAGATCAGTCAACGCTTTACCGTCAGGCAAAGCCTATGTGTAGAAGTAAAGAAAGTTAAGCAATGAACATCAACCGACAGCAATACAAAATCGTGGTGCGTGACCCTGTGACCATCAGCAACGGCATGCTTATCACCAAAGATGCGTTCATCGAACTCGATGCGCCGAACATGCGCTCCGACTTCTTGAAGTTCTTCCAGCACTATTACAACGAAGGAATGATCCGCGTGAAGGTGGCTCGCATCAAACCAGCGGAGGTGCAGCAATGAGCGTCGGATTAATCGCCCAAGAAATCGGCCAGCTCGATGGCTCTATGCGCTTCATGACAGGCGACGGCGAATGGAAAGTCGTTGCGTGGAATGGTCGCTTCGCGTTGTGCAAGTTCACCAATGAGCGCATGCGCATCACGGCTGACGGCTCACTGCTCTACGGCGCTAGCTTGCAGACGCCAGACAATGCACTCGAGGTGTACTGGTTCAACACACGCGAGTGGTGTGAGCTGGCGCGGAGACGAATGATTGCCATCGACCGCATCCCATACGACATCAAGATGAGGATGATCACGCCACTGTCGTTCTCAAACGGCACGGTTGGACCGTCTTACAAGTTCGAGATGGGGCCTGAGCTTTCGGATTGGCAGTGCTACCTGTTTGGCTCAAGGCAATGGTCGGAAGGCATCACATACCGACCCAAGGCTGGCCATGTCCCCAACTTCTTCGTTCGCTGGTGCATGAAGGTGATGTTGGCCTGTACATGGGTGAAGGACAAGGCATGACCTTTCGCAGTCGAGCCCTCCTCGATCTTGCCAGAGATCAAGCCTGCGTCATGTGTGGTCGCCAAGATGGAACGATCGTGGCGGCGCACAGCAACCTACTCGAACACGGCAAGGGTGCCGGTCACAAGGCCCATGACGGCATGCATGCATGGCTCTGCTATGTGTGCCACAGCGATGTCGATCAGGGCAACTCAATGAGCAAACAACAGAAACGCGAGTTCATGCTCACCGCGATTTGCAGAACGGTGATGGAACTATGGAATCAAGAACTTATAGAGGTCAAAAAATGAAAGAAGCAATTAAACAAAACCTGAAAACTGTGCGCGCAGAAGCCCACGAAATGCTCAAGACATTGAAGGCTGTGCGTGGTGAGAAATACCACCAAGCCGTCTACTACCTGCTCGTCAGCACACAGGTGGCAGAGATCGTCAGCCACTTGGTTGCATTGGCTGAGGACAACGATCAGGTTGCATCGCACATCATGGCGTTTGCCATCGGCGACAACCTCAGCACTGCGGCGACAATCATGCTCGAGTCAACTGGCTTGAGTGAAGGTGAAATCAAAGAGGCTTTGGATGATGCGAAGCGAATCAGCGAGAACACGCACAGCCTGATCGACTCAGCCTTTGCCGCTGGCAAGGAAGGCAAAGCGTTCGGAGGTGCTGATGCTTGATGGAACGATGAACCTGCCTGGGTCGCATGACCTCGGCACTCGCAAGATCGGTTGCTACAAGTGCGGCAGAGAGCGATTGAATGGCGGTGGTGTAGACCTTGGTCCTGCCAAGTTTATTTGCGGTGAGTGCTGGCGTTTACGCGCAACACGCCCCAACGGTGCGGTTCACTCACTCAAAAAGGAAGGGAAGCGTAAATGAATAACGGGAAGATTGTTCGCAATGCGGGGTCACATCGCATCCTCTACGCCCTGTCACTACACGAGCACACCTCACGAGAGTTGAAGCTTCTGGTTGGCGCCATCAACAGCGTATCCAGATTCGATGGTGAGTACATGAAGCGCCTGATCGACAACGGTCATGTGCGCCGTACCGCTGATGCGTGGACGCTGACCGATGCTGGCAGAGAGAAGGTGGAGGAACTTGGTCCAGCCACAGGCGTGAGGGTAAAGCGCGTAGACAGAAGCCGAGAGGTCATGCAACGCCCTCTATACACAGGCAAGCGCGAAACACCAATGCGTATTGGCGCAGAAGAATTTTTGAAATACCCAAGCAGGGTCGGCAACACCCTTATCTATCGTGATGGTCGCAAGGAGAAAATAAATGATTGACAACATGGAAGAAATGGTCGAGCGATACCGCCAACTGGCAGACCGGTATGCGCCAGCTCGCGCCAAGCGTGAGTACCTCGACGAGTACAAGAAGAGCCTGCTGGCCCTACTCATGAAGAAGTATGAGAAGGCAGGCTTCACCTCTGGCGTAGCGCAAGAGCGTGAGTCTCGAGCTGATGAGGATTACATCAAGCTGCTCGGTGATTTGCAGATCGCCGTGCATGAGGAAGAGAAGCTGCGCTACCACCTCAAGGCGGTCGAGATCGAGATCGAGATCTGGCGTACCCAAAGCGCCAATCAAAGGGTTGAACGAAAGGCATACGGGGCATGAGCATTACCAACCTAACCGACACAGAACGCCGTCTTCAAGAGGAGAACGAAGAACTCAGGGCAGAGATCGAGCGGTACAAGAATGTGATTGAGGTCACCGAGCGTGAGATCCAGCGCATGGCTGTGAGGATTCGTGACCTTGAGACCCATGTCAATCAGCTCCGAAACATCGGTGCGTTACTCGATAGAAAGGTGCTGACACGATGAGAAGAGAATGGGGCGAAACATCCGCCAAGATATTGCAAGCGTTGAAGGATGATGGACCGATGACCAAGACGGAAATATCTGCCCGTATTGGCGTGGACCATGACCATATCTCGACGATCCTTAACAGGCTGTCGAAGCCAGGAAAGATCCAGCCAAAGCGGGTCTACATCTGCGCGTATGTGTATGACTCATGGGGTGAGCGCCGCTACCCTCGACCGGTCTATCAGTTGGGTATGCTGCCGAATGTGAAGAAGCCAAAGCGGGATGTGAAGGAGACAAGACGGCGCTACCTGCAAGGTCTACAAAAGCGCATGACCATGAACAGCGTGTTCAACCTTGGGCTTACGCGCAAGGAGTACACCGCGGTGATGCGTGGAAAAACTGAGGAGGCGTTGAGTGCTTGAGAAGTTACTCGAGCAAGTGACATGGACATACGGCTCGGTCCGAGGGACTGAGTACCGGTATGTCAAGCAAGTGAGAGGCAAGCTATGGCGTTGCCTTGGGTGTGGAAAGTTTTATGAAAGGCCAACAGATGCAAGAGAACATGTCGTCTACGAATGCACAAGACCCCTACTTCGCTGAACAGAAGAAGGCGGCAACAGGTGTGACCGATGGGTCAAGCGGGTGGCGTAAGCGTCAGATCGCAGAGTGGATAGCGCAGAACGAGGGATCGTTCCTGCCTCCCCTGCCCCTGACCAAGAGCCAGTACGGGTTCGACGATACGCCCGCGTTCACCGCCAACCAGATGCGTGAGTACGCGATCGAAGCGTTGCGCACCATCGCAGGAAAGGTAAAGCATGGGCAAGATTAACAGCCGAGCCAAGGGCGCAGCGGGTGAGCGCGAGTTCATCAAGGAGCTGGCGATGGAGTTGGGTGACGAGCTGGTAGCCCCGCTTAAACGCAACCTCGAACAGACCCGAGCTGGTGGACACGACATCGTCGGGCTTGAGGGGTTTGCCATCGAGATCAAGCGGTACAAGCAGATCAAGGAAGGCGACATCGTCAAGTTCTGGGAGCAAGCCAAGGATCAGGCACAACGCATCAATGCCGAGCCTGTGCTGGCCTATCGTGAGGACATGCGATCGTGGCGCGTGGTGGTTTCCTGCAACCTGCTCAACAAGGGATACATGACCGGCGACTGGTCGGTGGACTGGACTGCAACGATCAGCCTCAAGGCGTTTGCATACCTAGTTCGTGAACAACATAACACCACCAAGTTGCAACATACAGAAACACCAATCACACTCGCGGCATGAAGCCACCGCTCAGAAGGCGGCGCCCAGATGAGGCGACGAGCTACATACGGGGTCAGGTCAAAAGCCTGGCCCCTTTTTATTTGGCTGCGTGTAAATATTGAATCGCCCTGTGATTGTGAAAAAAAGACCAGGAGCTGAAAGCCCCTGGCCATATGTTAGAAACCGAACCAACCTTTGAACCGTTGCCAGAAGCTGGGCGGTTCAATCATGGTTACAGGCAATGGGCTGGGTTCAACCCGTTGCTGGTTAATCTCATGCACTCGCTTTGCGATCTCGTCTATGCTTGGTTGCACAGGCGTCAAAGCCACAGGCCGCTCCGCGTAGCGCTTTGCCGTGCTGTAACTGACATTGCAGATGTTCTTGATGTCGACAACTGATGCGCCAGACTGAGCAAGGCCGAAGATGCGGCGGTGCAATTCTGGTGACACCATCACTCGCACCTTGCGGTGCTTGCCTTTGGGTCGAGAGTGAGTTCGATCAACACGAACACCGCGCGCTTGAAGGATGCGGTACATGGCCGAGCGGCTTATGTTGTGCAGCTCTTGGATCTTCTCGACCGAAACTTCACGGCTGAGGTACATTTTTACAACGCTGTTTGAGATGGCGTCATTGATTTTGGTTTTTGGTTTTCTGGTCATGCTTATTAAAAATACGATTGAGTTCGGCGGTCTTGTTTCGTATCCAGCGTCGGTCACTTGATGAGCATGGGAAGACAATCGTCTTTCGTGTTGTGCCGTTGCTAATACAAACCTTGTAGTGACCACCACCTGAGCGAACAAACGACTCAACCCGAAGGTTGAGCCGCTCGCATAGCTTACGAATGTCTAGGTGATGTCGATCCAAATCCCTCCTCGTTTCTTCACTTTGACCTCAGTAGCTCGTGTCCCCTCGGGGTAGCTGATGAAGCCATACGGGTTGATGTAAGCCTCCGGATGGGCGTAGAAGGCGGTGAGCAGCTTCGAGTTTGTGATGCGGTGCAACCGTTGCATCGCTTGATTCACAGTCTCACCGGTCTCAACTGAGCCATCCTTTGCCAACACGAAGAAGCATCGCTCCTTCGGGTCTAACGCCTTGACCGGAGTGGTGTCCTCCATTGCTTGCTTGACCAGCTCGTCTGACGCCATGCCAATAAAGTCATGACGGAACAGATATGTGGTCGTTGAATCGGCGATGTACTCGCCGAACACCTTGCTGCCGAGGCTGTTTGCTTGACAGCCGAAACCTCCTGTCGCCTTGAAGATTTGAAAGCGAGGCATCTGGTAGCGTCGATTGAGCTTTGTGTGATCGACGACCAGAAGCTTGCCGAGGATGTTGCTGACAAGGGGTGTTACCCCCTCGTCGCCCTTAACGATAAGGTTCATTTACCTCCTTCATTGACATTGGTGATGTGATTGAAAAGCGAATCAGATATCGGCTCCGGTATTAGCTCGGCGCCATCCATCTGCATCAGTGCCTGTGTGATCTCAAGCAGGCGTTCATCGTTACCTAGTGCATCAGAGATCTCGAGGCAAACATGTTGTTGCCACTTATCCATGTGCATCCTTACTGGTAGAGTGATGGCTGAATAGAGTCAGTGCGGAACAAGTCGTAGATCCACTCGGCTGCTTCGACAGGTTCTTCGGCAAGCAGCTCGATGTCGTCGATGTCGTCGTACCAGTACGACAACACGGCTGCTGCCTTGTGCGGTGCGTCATAGCACCACTGCTCGATGCCAGCCAGACCTCTGCGCTCGAAGCTGTTGTAGCAAGCGCGGATCATTGGCCTGATTTGACTGGCTGTAAGAGCTTTCTTTTCTTCTTTTTCGTAAGACCCTTTCGCTTCGTAAGACTTGCCGACTTTCCCGAACCCACCAACTGGCTCTTCGTACTCTGCTTCGTCTTCGTACTGGAGCCCTTTGTACCAGGACCCTGAGTACCCAGAGCCGTACATGTCCGTGTACCCGCTCTGGCTTTGGTACGACGAACGAAACCCAAACTTGTGTGTTGACCATGCATAGGTGTTGGATAGCCAAGCACCCACGAACTCAACGCCCGACTTCTCGTTGATGATCACGATCTCACCGTCAGCGCGGACCAAGCCGAACTTGTTGCTGCGACCGATCATGTCGCCGATGAAGTCTTGCCAATCTGCATCGACCAGCAGATCTGGGTTGGCAGTCAACGCTGGCGCAATGATGTTGCGGATGAAGTGCCAGGTGTCAGAGCGAGACTTGTCTGCGTTGTTGCCGGTAGACAGGACGCCGTTGTGTGCCAGCCAAATGTCATCGGTGACTTTGTATGGATGGCAGTTGTCGAAGTCGATGTCGCCGTGCGTTTGCATGCGGGCATGCCAGACGCAGTCTTTGTTCTCGATGTACTGACGGTAGAAGTCGATGAACTCTTGCGCGTTGGCGGGCAACGATTTGTAGACATGCAGCTTACCGTCTTCTGCATACATAACGCCGAGGCCATCGCTGTTCTTGCTGTACACATCTTCCAAGAAGTCATCGGTGAAAACGGTAGACGCAGGTTGTTTAACGAGTAGACACATATTTATTTTCCTTATGCCAATTCAAGGCGTTGTTCGATATACGGGCGCAGCACGGTCGTTTCTTTGTGCATACGGTCAGAGAGGAAGTTCATGTAGTGATCAGTCGTGAGGTGACCGATGTCGCCTTCACTGGCTGGTCGCGTGAACTCGACGAGCGAATGACAAAACTCCAAAGCAGCAATCACAGACTCATACTTGAGCGAGCCTTTGAAGATGCGGAACTCGATCGTGTTCTGGCTGGTCAAGTTGATAGCCTCGTACCTGTCACTTGACTGATGAGCCGAGCCGATCTTCTTCTCCTTGATCTTGCAGTAGCCTTCTGCGTAGCGTCGGGCGATTGCACGGATCAGCTGCTCATTGGCTGGGTCATTGACGAAGGTGACCATCTTGGCGATCTGAAGCTTGGTCAAACCAGTGCGACTCACATGCACATGCAACCCGCAGGTTGATGTGTTGTGCGAACGCAGGTTGGCGACAGCCTCCTTGTCGTTGAGCCAAGACCAGACATCACGATGCATTGGCAGCGACATGGGCTGGCTGACAATCTCGAAGCCATGATTGAGCGAGCCGTCGTTCTCGAAGAACGCACGACTGCCGATGTCACCATCGTTGATCACATCGTTGAGTATGCGAGCCTTCTCGATTCGATCAATGCGATCGCCACGCAGCTCGACCTCCAGCTCGACGCCGAAGAATCGGTTGTGCTGCTGCGACCAAGCATCAACGATCGGTCGCTGATACCGCTTTGACGAGTGGTAGTTGCCGATGATGCGAGGCTCACGCTGGTAATCGTAGTGGTAGTACTCGTCGTCATCGTCGTCATAGCGGAAGTTGTCATCGTCGTAGTAGATCGTGACGCTCTCGCCGTTGCGGTCTGTGGCAGTGCGAGCATCGTCTGATGGCACATACGATCCGTAGTAACCCGAGTATGTGTAGTTTTCACTGGCGCACTCACGGCAGATCTCTTCTTCGTGATATGTGGTGCAAACCTTGGCCCTGTATTCGTACTCGTTGCAATCGTTACAGTGAATCAGCTCAAGATGGTCTTCAAGCCACTCGATGATCGTGTCGCTGTCGTCATAGTTCTCGACGGCACTCATCAGGTTGCGCATCTTGTCAAGGTTCCTAACAGTGCCAAGCTCCTTGAGGTGCAGCACACGGATGGCAATGTTGGCGTAGCCGTTTGTGCTGCGCATGGTGGCATCAGCAATCAAGCGAAGCAGTCTGTCGACATTGGTTCGACGATCTGTAAGATCACTGAGCTTTTTGAACTGCGCGTTGCGCTCTTCGGTTGTGCCTGTGTAGTTGACCAAGAACAGGTGTTGCTCAGACTCTTGACGCTTGAGGCTGTTGTGATGGGTGATCATCTTGCGGATGTAATCACCCCAACGCTGTGAGTCTTGCTCATGAGCCTTGACTATGCTGTCGACCATGAAGGCACGACGAACGGGGTCTGCTATTACGGCATCCCAATATGGTGTGTTGAACATGTGTTCTCCAGAAATGAAAAAGCCCGCACGGTGGCGGGCACGAGGGTTCGGGAGATCAGAGGAAACAGTAGTAAGAAATCAGAGGGAACAGGGGAAAGCGAAGCCGCACCCCGAAAGGGGCGGCGTAGCGGTCATTGCCGAAGCAAGAGGTAGAGGACAGTCACAGTCGTAACAAAGCTTGCCGCCAGGGTTAGCCTGTCCGGAAGGTTGTACTGTCTGATGGGTTCGCCGCTTGGCAGGAGCAGGTCCTGTATCCACAGCTCTTCCGGCGTGATGTCGGTGCGAACTGGTTGGTCGTAGGCGCAGCCGATGGCAATGCCTGTTGCCGTAATGTACGGCGTGGTCCTGTTGGGGTTCCAGAGTAAAGGCTTGTCAGCCTTCTTCGATCTGCGTGTTGCCATGCTTACCTTTCAATACTCAGAGGTAAGCATTAGAACACCGCCGACTGTGAAGAATTTCCACTCCCCATCGGGGCAGTCGGTGAAGCTGATGTGCTTGCGATACATCTCTTCGTAGTCACCGTCGGTAACAAGCAGCACCGCCTTGCCGTTGGTGACTGACAGCGTGATAGCCAAGAAGCCAAGGCGTAGCGCCATGTCTTTCAGCTCTGTGCCGATGATGTCGGACAGCCAGTAAGCGCCGTTGCCTGCGTTCTCGAAGAAGAACTTGGCGCCGTCTGTGTACTGCATCCAACGATACAGCGGGTTGAAGTGGTATTTCTCGGAGCCAACGAAGTGCGCCAAGGCTGATTGCAGTTCGAGTGTGTCTTTCATCGTAGTTCCTCAGGTATGTCAATGTCAGCGCCCAGCTTGGACGCAACGAAGCAGCGCATGGCTGCGATCAATGGTGTCGGCCCCCATGATTCATGTTGGCCGTACTGCTTGGCCTCCCAGTCATAGCCCTCTGACCACAAAGCAATGTGTGCAAGCTCAATGATCGGCCCGCCTTGCTCCCATTTGGTTGATGGTGAGTAGTGAACAAACCCGCTCGAGCAGCGCCCATACAAAACATTACCGCCGTGGACTTCTATGTCGTTGTCCTTGCCTGCACACTTTGCCACCGCCCAATCGAGGGCTGGCCCGATTAGTTCTGCTGTCTTCATGTCACCACCATGAGTCATAGAAAACAGCGCCGCCGCCAGCGATGTACTCGCGAGCCTTGGCGATGAACGCCATGTCATCAGCCATCGTGTCTTCATCCGGCGGGTTGTTGCCGAAAAAAAAGCCTGTCGTTTCCGGCAGGCTCTTGTTCTTGATGTCACGCTCAAGGTCATTGAGCATCTCAAGCGTGAGCCTGAGCTTCACGCAGTTGAATGAGTCGGCGTCACCGCCTTCCTCGTAGTAGCGAGCTTCCATCCAGCCGTGCAAGTCGTGATGCTTGCGCCAGTAGTGCAGCTCCTCTGGTTTGATTGGCGCTCCGGTTTGATCGCCGTTGAGAAAGCGTTCAGCGTCGTTCTCGTCGACGCCCCATGCGTACATGTCTAATCCCATGATTAACTCCTAGTTGCGTGGAAATATGGCTCCGTGAGTGAAGCCAAAAGAAATGTGATCCCTGTATGCGGGGATCAGTTCAGCGCCGCGGACATGGCCTTGCGGTCCATCTCGTGGCTTTCAGCGAGCTGCTGGTATTGCTCGGTCATGTGACCAAGCACCTGCTCGATGGACATCAGCTTCATGCTGACATCGCCGACCAGCTTGCGTGATGCGGCGAGTTCAGATTCAAGCTCGGCAACACGGTCACGCAGGATTGCGTTCTCGCGCATGGCTTCATCGAGCATGGCTGACTTCAAGGTTTCTGAGTTGCGAACAAACTGTTCGATTGGTGACAAGGTCATAGTTCTCCTTACAGAATTAACAACAGAATTACGAGTGCGGTAAGCAGTAACAGGTCGAGTTCATCTTCCATCAAAAGTCCTCGGCATGTGTGACACGGTGCTGTGCCGGTGAACGCCTGCGTCTGGCGATTTGATTGGCCAGTTCAGCCAAGCGATCGCTGACACGGGAAGGCTTGATGGCCATGCTCATCCAGACCAGATAGCCAGGGTCATAGTCATAGATCTCACGCGGCGTCTTGCCCTTGTACTTGCCAAAGGTAAGAGGCTTGAAGTCGATGTCACTGGACTCAGGTGGCGGCGGTATCTGTCGCATGTAGACGCCAGCCTTGGCAAGCCATTCATCGTAGGCATTGCCGTTGGCTTTGTTGTGGTTGCGGATGATTCGATGAGCTTCCGCGATCAGCTCGTGGACGCTGTCTGTCATATCAGGTCTCCATATTCCTTGATAGTTTGGTCAATCTGTACAGCCAGATCGTAGGTCTCTGGGTAGTCGGCATGACCGGTTCGTTGATTGGGCAGATGGTTAAACGCCACTTGGCAAACATGCATGATCTGCCACATGTCACTGCACATACGCTTCAAGACATCATTGTTTGATGGCAGGTTGATAAGCGCCCATTCCAGCGAGCCAAGCTCTGCAAGGTCATAGCTGTTCTGGTGTTCACGCGACCTCAAGAAGTCGACGCGCCGTTGTAGCGTCTTGATGTGTTCACTCGGCGATCTCATGCGTTCTTCTCCCTAAGTTTGGTTTCTGTAAATTTCATGGCGCTGTACACGGTGTTAGACGACAACAGAATTCCTGTTTCTTCCAGCTCGGTAAGCCCAAACCATTCACGCTTCGGTTGTGGGCGGGTGTAGAAAGCAGTGCCATCTGGAAACACAACATGAGGCGTGTTACTGACATAAGTGAATCGACCGCCATAAGTGCCTGTTGCAATAGCCGCGGGCTCTGGCTTCATTGCGATGGCGCTGCGCAAGCACTTCACGATGTCCTCATTTGTTGCCACCGCACCCAACTCAATCAGGTCGATGACTGCTTCTACTGCTTCAATGCTCATGGCGATCCTTTCGATTGCATCCACTCAAGCAGGACATCGCGGGCTTCACGCGGGCCAACGCCGAATGAATCCTCGAGATGTTTGCCTGCGCCCATCATGTTCACGGCGCCAATCTCCCGAAGGTCATCGAGGTAGGCGAACATGTCTTGTTTCAAATCATTGCTCATGGTTGCTCCTTGGGCATGTGATATTCACAGCCGTAGTTGGTTCGGGGTGGATCAACGAACCACGGCGAGCGTGGTCCGGCTGGCTGACGCTCGAGGTATCGGCGGCAGGTGTTACATGGGGCGACAACCTCCCCTTCGTCGGTGCTCACGGCAACACAACGGCAGATGTCGAACGGTAGGGTCATGCTTTGTCTTTCAGGTATTGCGCCAATGCTTCGGCTCCCTTTTTGGTGAGCCTGCCCTTGGCGATCAGGTTGGTTGAGGTTTTGACTGTCGGCCCATCGCCGAGCAATCCACGACGCTTCAATGACCAGTAGGTATTCCACGATCCTGGCGTCTTGTTGTACATCTTGAAGCCCCAGCCATCGGCAAACATCTTGAGCATGAATGCCTGGTGCTGGCTCAATTTGATTTTGGACATGGCTGTGTGTCTTCGGCTGCATGGATACCCATGGCCTCAAGCCTGGCCACGCAGTACTCGACCGTGCAGTTGATGTCGTCAGCCTTCTCGCGGATCTCGTTAAGCTCATGCAAAGAGCCGTTCAGCTCCTCCCAGATCACTCCAAGGATTGCTTTTTGTGCTTCATTCATCGTTCCACCTCTTTGGATCAATGCAGGCAGCTTCACCGAAGGTGCACGGTCCACACATTTCAGAGCGGTAGATCTGCTTGCCATCCTTCACGCCAGTGACTGTTGGTTTCTGACCACAGACTTCGCAGTCATGCTGATAGTCAGGCTCGAAACGGTCGATCGACAGCACCTCATCATTAAGTGCGGCCTCCATCTCGGCATCAAACTCGGCGTATGGATCGCCGCCAGCCATGTGATGGTTGCTCGGGCAGTCGATAGCGCCGAGATACCCGTCAGCCCAGCCGTCGCAGGTCTGATTGCCAGCAACAAAGGTTTGATGCTTGGGTGATGCTCGGTTCAGGCAGTAAGCCTCCACCGGTTTGCCGCCTTCGGCTTTGGCGATCATCTCCGACCAGTAGCGGCAGCTCTGGCAGGTCTTGGCTGATGAATAGTTCCTGTGATCCATAGGTATTACTTTCGTGCGTGTAAATATTGAACAGAGAGTGAGGCCAAAAGCGAAGTGGTGAGGTCGGCGAACCGACCCCACCTCTATCGTTACATCGGTGCTTCATCCGATGTTTGTGGCATCACAGGCTTGGCCACGGCAGCCTTGGCGAAACGCTCACGGACGCGAGCGATTAAAACCTCGGCTGCTTCGTTGGCCTCAGCACCTTCGGTAGCGCTGTCGAAGATCGCTAAAGCTTCGAGCAGGTAGATCTGGGTTGACTTCTCACGAACGCCAGCACCAGGCAGGTCACGACCACCCAAGGCTCCAGCAGCGTTGATTTGACGCTGTGTAGCGGGTTGCATGTCGCGTTGAGCCAAGATCCGAGTGATCGTGGCAGAAGCCTCGGAACGAGTGCGAGGCGTTTCGTTGTAGCCAAGCTGGAGCAAACGCTCGATCTGTTTGGCGGTAGGTTGAGCTGCGATAACGGTTGTGTTCATGGATATCTCCTAAAGTTGAACAAGGGAACAAAAGAAAAAGGAAAAAGCGGAGTGCCTCTCCCGAAGGAGAGGTACGGAGCGGATCTAAGAGAAGAACCACCAGTAGTCGAGTGCCAAGGCAAGGCCAGCGGCGATAGCCAAGGCAACGAGGTAATCAAGAGCTTTTGAGGACATGGTTCATCTCCAACGGTTTGTGATCGGGTTAAAGCCAGCCAACACCAGAGCATTGAAGGTGTGGATGGACACAGGCTGGAAGCCTTTAGCAGAGGCGTAGGCTTTGTAGTTGCTGTATGTCAGCAAAGGTGTCGTCTGATTCATTGCTGACCTTCCAAGAAGTAGAACAAAGGCATGGCTACCAAAGAGGCAACAGAAACCCACATCAGCAGGTCAGAAGGTTGGCCGAGAAGCAGTGACCAGACATAGCCAAAGAAGCAGATCGAAGCCTTGAAAGCGTAGAAGAGGGTGAATGAGTGGTTGGACATGAGTTAGCTCCAGAAAAGTGAGTGGTGAGAACAAGATGACCTACGCACGGCGTAATCCGGTGCAAAAGCTCTGGATTAGGTATGCAAAAGTCACAAATCAAAGAAGAAGGAGTGGAGACCACCCCCCATGTGGGGTGGTTGAAACGAGAACAGAAGCTACACATCTAGGTAGCAAGTCCTTGATACAGCTAGCTGACCTGCGGAGTATGGATCTGCACAGATGGTGGATCGGCGCTAGCAGGCCTACCCCCGAGTGGACGCAGCTACGAAGTACGGGGGTATGAGGACTCCACTGCTATCACCATCTCACACACGAGCTTCATCATTTTTTTTCTAAACCTTGGACAACCCCCAGATCGTGGATGCCGTTTCCTCAGCTTCTTTGGTGCCTTGGCTGCGTTGAAATAGGTGGGGGTATACCTACCCCTAGGGGACCATCGAAAAAAGCTTGTAGGGGGCTTTAACAATCCCTGCGATAATTTTTTTCACGAAAAAGGAGCAGACGATGATGAACGCAGAGTACGTGCAAAACTTCCTACGCCGCTTTGAGCCGTTGAAGGAGATCGAGGTATCGCCTCAGTCGGATTTGGTGCTGGCACCGAACTTGGTGAAGGTTCACGGGATGGTGATGATCTACGGTGAACCGCATGCCTTCGAAGCCGATTTGGATCTGAACGAGTTCGGTGGCCAGGACGATTTGATCAAACTGGCTGGCCAGTTGCTCAAGAGCTTTGCTGCTGCAAGTCGAGTGGTCACACCGGCATAGAGATGGTTACCGACGGTAGGAGGTAACCGTCGATGATTACCGTTACTACGGTTATCCGTAGTACGGTTTACCGTAGTACGGTTAACCATATATTTTTATTATTGTTTTGGATTAGTTATTGTTTTTGGATAAGAGATGGTTCTACGTATAACCGGTTATACGTATAACGGTTCTACGTAGTACCGATGGTTCTACGTATATATTTATAAATATATATTCGCAAGGATCGTGCCAAGTGTTTGAAAAGGTCATGTACACAGCTTGAAAACCACCGGATATGCTGACGCCAGTGGCTGAGTTTTTGCTCTCGTTTTTCCTCTGCCATGACCCCAGCGGCTGGTGGGGATGTAACCGCCGCAGTCAGAGCCGACGACCTCCTCTAAGCGTTTCATGGGCGGTGATCTGACCGATTCACCCACGTCACGGGTGGTTTAACTTTTGGAGTGGATAATGAAGCCAGGTCTTTACGCAAACATTCACGCCAAGCGTGAACGCATCGAGAGCCAGAAAGCCGCGGGCAAGACCCCTGAGAAGATGCGCAAGCCTGGATCCAAGGGCGCCCCAACGGACGCTGACTTCAAGGCTTCGGCAAAGACCGCCAAGAAGTGATTGTTGGTAGCTGGCGCTACCCTCAACACGCATGAGGACTGCTGATGGAGCCAGTGGTAGCAGCAGCCAACCCAGCAATGGGTTACGGATAATCGGGGGTTCGACTCCCCCCATCAGTCCTCAGTCGTGTTGGTGGAAACGGATTAGCCCCGTGGGGTTTTTGTGTGTTCAATTGCGGCCTCCACCCTGCTTCATGGGAGCCACCAACAACCGTTACGCAGGAAGGTCAAGTGACCCGACCGGTCTCATAAGCCGAGTTGTGCGTGGAGCGTTACCACGTCCTGCAACCAGATCTAAGCCGAAGGCTCGGGTTTCAATCTAACAACCCTGAGGTTCACCGCACCAAGAAACAGAAGCGGCAAAACACCGTGTACACTTCGAGGCATGAAACAAGTCTTCCAACCGCGACCGACAAATCTGGGTGTAGCTCAGATGGCAGAGCGCGCGCTTTGGGAGCGTGAGGTCGCAGGTTCGAAGCCTGTCACCCAGACCAATTCAAACTCATCCAACTCAACGACGCGAAATTCGCGTTATTGACCATCCCTGCAACGGGGATGCGGTGCAGTTGGTGAGGCACGGCAGACTGTAAATCTGTTCTCTTATGAGTGAGTAGGTTCGATTCCTACCATCCCCACCAAGACCCCTCCCAAAGTTATTCCGAGGTAGCACAGCGGTAGTGCAGTTGGCTGTTAACCAATTGGTCGCTGGTTCGATCCCAGCCCTCGGAGCCATACGGAGGTTGGCGCGTAGGACGCAAACAGGGCTTGAACCCCTGGCCATCCGCAAGGGTGAGGGTTCGATTCCTTCAACCTCCGCCAAACGCTGGCGTAGCTCAGTTGGCAGAGCAGCCGCCTTGTAAGCGGAAGGTCGCGGGTTCGATGCCTGCCGCCAGCACCACGTACTGCAATTGCGGTACTCGCAAAACTCCCATGTAAAGTCGGGACAAAGCCGAAAGGCCATTCCAACATTACGAGGGTGTCATGGCAGCACGCATGCGCAAATACCATCAAGACGAAGTGAGGGCGAAAATCCAAGCTTCGCAGCTCGTCAACCGTCTGACCGATTGCGCGATGGGCAGAGTTGTACTCAACACACAACAAGTCCAGGCGATCAAGGTCCTACTGGACAAGTCTCTCCCCAACCTGTCCGACGTGAAGATCGAAACGTCAGGTAACGGCATCACGTTCAACCTCAATGCCAATCTTCCGAAATGACAGATCTGGCCGTTGCCGACTATGCCGATGAAGGACTGGTCACCTACTTTCCTCCAGGGCCAAACGCCGCCCTGTTCCACAACGACCACTCCTTCGTCCGCGGCCTCATGGGGCCGGTCGGTTCTGGTAAGTCGTCTTCCTGCTGCTCCGAGATCGTCATGCGAGCCATCAAGCAGGAGCCGTGGTACGACAAGGTCAGACGATCGCGATGGGCCATCATCCGAAACACCTACCCCGAGCTGAAGTCCACCACGATCAAAACGTGGCAAACCTGGTTCCCCCAGAACGTGGCGCCTATCCGCTGGGATACGCCCATCACCTCGACCATGCGCATCGACGACATTGGCGACGGCACAGCCCTTGAGCTGGAAGTCGTCTTCTTGGCGCTCGATTCCGAGATGGACACTGGCAAGCTGCGTTCACTCGAACTCACTGGCGTCTGGATCAACGAAGCATCTGAGATCGCCAAGGGCGTGTTCGACATGTGCACCCAGCGTGTGGGGCGCTATCCCTCCAAGTTGAAGGGTGGCCCAAGCTGGACCGGCGTGATCATGGATACCAACCCACCCGACGACGACCACTGGTATTACCAGTTCGCCGAGGTGGAAACGCCAAAAGCATGGAAGTTCTTCCGTCAGCCTGGCGGCTTGTACCGCGACGAGGACGGCACCTACCATCCCAATCCAGAGGCCGAGAACACTGACAACCTGCCCAACGGCCACCAGTACTACATGAACCAGATCGCCGGTAAGACCGAGGGCTGGATCAATGTGTTCCTGATGGGCAACTACGGCACGACCTCAGACGGCAAGCCGGTCTACCCTGAGTGGAATGACCGAGTGCATGTGTCCGACAAACCGCTTGAGCCTGTGCGTGGCCTGCCCATCATCCTTGGGTGGGACTTCGGGTTAACCCCAGCATGCATCATTGGCCAACAGATGCCCACCGGCCAGCTCCGGATCCTCGAAGAGATCATCGCCGAGGACATGGGTATTCGCCAATTCGTGTCTGATGTGGTTCGCCCGATCCTCACGAACAAGTACAACGGCTTCACCCGATTTTCCGAAGGCGACCCTGCTGGCCAGATCCGCGCTCAGACCGATGAGCGCACCTGCTTGCAAGAGCTTCTCGAACTAGGCATCCCTACTGAGCCTGCGCCAACCAATGATTGGATCCCACGGCGCGAATCAGTGGCGTACTTCCTGACCCGCATGATTGACGGCGCTGGCGGCTTATTGCTCGACCCGCGCTGCTCAACACTGCGCAAAGGATTCAATGGTCGCTACCGCTATGAACGCCTGAAATCCTCAGGCCAAGCGCGATACAGAGACCGCCCTGTCAAGGATGCGTTCTCGCACCCCCACGACGCTCTCCAGTATTTGTGCATGCGAGTTCGCAATGGCCTGCGCCCTGTGCGCGCTCGTACCGTTGCAACCGTATCAAGTAAAGGTTGGACCTGATCATGAATGGCATCGCCGTAGCAGCTATTAAGCCGCCTCCACTCATCGAGGTGGACATCAAAACCAAACAAGAGGTCAAGCTCATCGACGAGCTTGGCTCCGATTTATCACGCCATCTCACTGATTGCTGGGAGCGCGCCAAGTTCGCGAAGACCGAAATTACTGAGCGCCTGCTCAAGTGCGAGCGCCAGCGCCGCGGCGTCTACGACCCCGATCGGCAGATGGACATCGCCAAGACCGGCGGCTCCGACATCTACATGCGCCTGACCGACATCAAGGCCCGCGCTGCTGCCAACTGGATCACCGATGTGATGCTGGCCTCTGGCCGTCGCCCCTTCGAACTCCAGGCATCCAAAGAGCCTGAGCTGCCACCCGAGATCTCGGCGGGCATCGTTGAGCTGGTGCGCATGGAGATGGAAGCCTTCGTACAGTCCGGTGGTCAAGTCCATCCCGAGGCCTTCCGTGTGCGCATGGAGCAGGTTCACGATCACATCATGGACAAGATGCGGGAAGAGGCCGACAAGTGCGCCAACCGCATGGAAGACAAGATCGAGGACCAGCTCATGCAGGGCGGCTTCGAGCATGCCTTCCGCGACTTCGTGGATGACTTCGTCACCTACCCTACGGCGATCTTGAAAGGCCCTGTTGTGCGCCGCAAGAAGCACATGAAGTGGGGTCCCAACTTCCAGCCCGTGGTCATCACAGACCATGTGCGTGAGACCGAGCGTGTATCGCCTCACGACATATTCCCCTCCCCCAACGCCAGCAACGTCAATGACGGCTACCTTATCCAGCGTCACCGCCTGACCCGAGCCTCGCTCGAGTCCATGCGCGGCACACCTGGGTACAGCGATTCACAGATCGACCAAGTTCTGCTGCGCTTTGGCGAGACCGGCTTCCGCAACTGGCTCATGGGCGACCAAGAGCGCGACCGCTTGGAAGGCAAGCCAATGGCTCGCATGTACACCAAGGAGGTCATCGAGGGCATCGAGTATTGGGGTTCAGTCTCCGGCAAGATGCTCATCGGCTGGGGCATGAAGGGCAAGATCGACCAGTTCAAAGAATACGAGTGCAACATTTGGCAGATCGGCCCGTTCGTCATCAAGGCCATCTTGAACCCAGATCCTCTGGGCGAGCGTCCATACGAGATCGCCCAATGGGTGCCTGTTCCTGGCTCCTTCTGGGGCACAGCCCTGCCTGAGCAGATGCGCGATGTGCAGATCATGTGCAACGCCGCAGCTCGTGGCTTGGCCAACAACATGGGCATTGCCTCCGGTCCTCAGGCTGAGGTTGCCGTCGATCGCTTGCCTGACGGCGAACAAGTGACCTCGATGTTCCCCTGGAAGATCTGGCAGGTCACCTCGGACCGCACCGGTGGCGGTCAGCCAGCCGTTCGCTTCTTCCAGCCTGACATGAACGCCCAGCCTTTGATGGCGGTGTTCCAGTACTTCTCGAAGCAGGCCGACGAAGTGACCGGCATCCCGAACTATGTGTACGGCGGTCAGGCTTCTGGCGGCGCTGGTCGCACGGCGTCTGGCTTATCCATGCTGATGGACAACGCAGCCAAGGGCATCAAGAGCGCGATCGCCTCCTGTGATGCGGTGGTCGCTTCGATCGTTGGGCGCCTGTATGTGCACAACATGATCTACGACCCCGACATCTCAGCCAAGGGTGATTTCAAGATCATTCCTCGTGGAGCCATGGGATTGGTGGCCAAAGAGCAGTTGCAGATGCGTCGCAACGAGTTCTTGCAAGCAACAGCGAACCCTGTCGACTTGCAGATCGTTGGACCCAAGGGTCGCGCCTACCTGCTTCGCCAGGTCGCCGAGTCTCTCCAGATGGACACAGACAAGCTCGTGCCCACCACAGAGCAAATCGAGTTCAAGGAAGAAAACATGGCGGCGATGGCGCAGATGCAGCAGATGCAGCAACAGCCCGCAGCCCCCGCAGAGTTAGACCCCGCTGGCAATCCCGCCGGTGGGCAAGACGCAAACATTGTTCAGTGAGGCAATCATGACCAAACCATTCCAAGGTAAACAGACCCCCGCCGAAGAGCGCGCAGAAGCTCGCATGGTTCGTTCGGGGAAGATGACTCCAGCTCAGTACGCCGCCGCAGAGAAGCGTGAGGGCGATACCAAATCAAAGGCTTCGCTCGAGTCCCGCGGTCGCGAGCTGGCCAGCGGTCGCATGAGCGCCGACAAGTACGCCGCAAGCGCACCCGACATGCGCAAGATGGCAGACGGTGGCTTGGTGTCCGGCATGGGCTTCCATGCACCCAACACACCCACCGGTGTATGCGGCCCTGGCGTTCGTAGCCAGCAAGACTATCGCAAGTGATTTGCAATGCTAGGGAAAACACCAGCTAGAGTCATTGCAGCGTTGGCCTCATTGGAGGGCAACAGTGATTTTGAAGAGGTTTGTAAGTGGCTCAGTGATTCACTGAACGACATACGAACCTTGAATGATTCGACCAAGGATGAAGTTCAGACTCGGTGGAATCAAGGAGGATCGCAAGTGTTGGCCGATTTTCTCGAGAAGAAAGCCACTGCTCGCGCCACCCTCTACAAGATGAAGTAAACCGCCCCGTCGGGGCAAACGCTTGCTCAGTGGCGTTCACTGGCACCGAGAACACCGGAACGAAGTGTAGGGAAAACCCTTAGAGGCCCCGAACCGAAGTGAAGGCTCAAGGAGATTTTGATTTGGAAGCAACCCTACCACGCTCTGTCCAAGAGGCAGAAAGAAAGGCAGAAGAAGCTCTTCAACGACTGCAAGCTGCTCGTCAGCCGCAGCCACCACAGGCAGATCCAGCTCCGGCTCCTGCCGATCCGCAACCGGCCACACCGCCTGTTGCGAGCGCACCTTCAGCGCCAGCCGCAGATCCTGCGCCAGCGCCCACCAACACCCCTTCCGAGGGAGACGACAAGTGGGAAGCACGGTACAAGACCTTGCATGGCAAGTACAACGCTGAGGTTCCGCGGTTGCATGCGGCGCTCAAAGAGCGCGAAAGCAAGTTGAATAGCCTGACCGAAGAGGTGGAGGCGTTGAAGGCGCAGATGGAGGCTCGTAAAGATCCTCTCGTCAAGCCAGAGGAAGTGAATGAGTTTGGTGAGCCACTCGTTGATCTGATCCGTCGCGCAGCGCGTGAAGAGGTTCAGGCCAAGGATCTGGAAATTCAGCAGCTCAAGCGTCGTGTCGACTCTGTTGAGACCACGAAGGTGCAGGACAAAGAGATCAGCTTTTATGAGAAGTTGAATCAGGATGTCCCGAACTGGATGGCAATCAACGACGACCCCGCATTTCACGCCTGGCTCGGTGAGGTCGATGACCTTACAGGCGCACAACGTCAGGCCATTTTGTCGGCGGCTGAGGAGCAGCGCGATGCGGATCGCGTTGCCAGATTCTTCAAAGCGTTTGAACGGGTGCAAACAAATAACGCGGCGACAGCTTCGGCTTCGCTTGACGCGCAGACTGCGCCGGTGACATCGCGAGTCGATGTTCCACCGCAGGGCAAGAAGATCTGGACTCGAGCAGAGATCGCAGACTTTTATGCCCGTGACCGCAGAGGCGAGTTGAGTGAAAAGGATGCTGCTGCCATTGATGCAGAAATTCAGTTAGCTGTTCGCGAGAATCGTGTCAGGTAACTGAGCACCTAAAAGGTACTCAAAATGTCTTTAGCAGTTAACAGCGGTTACTACACCTCAGGCCAAACCACCGACGCCTACTCCGGCAACTTCATCCCCGAAATTTGGTCGGGCAAGTTGCAAGTCAAGTTCTACAAATCGACCGTCTTGGGCGAAATCACGAACAACGACTGGGAAGGCGAGATCAAGGGCCAAGGCGACAAGGTCAACATCCGCACCATCCCAACGATCACCGTTCGTAACTACACCAAGGGTCAGAACTTGACCAACGAAGTGCCACAAAGCACTCCGATCGAGTTGAACATCGACAAGGGCAAGTACTTCGCCGTGGTCTTGGACGACGTCGACGCTACCCAAGCCGATGTGAAGTTGATGGACATGTTCACCAACGACGCATCTCAGCAAATGAAGATCTCTGTGGACGGCGACGTTCTGGGTTCTGTCTACGCTGACGCAGCCTCCGCCAACAAAGGCGCAACTGCTGGCGCCATCTCTGGCGACATCAACTTGGGTGCCACTGGCGCTCCTCGTCAGGTGACCGCCGCCAACGTGCTCGACATGATCTTGGACATGGGCCAAGTGTTGGATGAGCAGAACGTGCCCGAAGATGGCCGCTGGGTCGTGTTGCCCGTGTGGATGACCAGCTTGATCAAGCGCTCTGACTTGAAGCAAGCCTACCTGACCGGCGACACCGTTACTCCTTTGCGTAACGGCAAGATCGGCATGATCGACCGTTTCACCGTGTACTCGTCTAACAACCTGGCTTCGGTGAACGACCTGGGTGCTGACGCTGCTTCCGGTGGTACTGGTGGTAACGCCGACTACAAAGCATGGCGCATCTTGGCTGGCACTCGTGACGCGATCTCTTTCGCTTCACAGATGACCAACGTCGAGACCCTCCGTGCTCAGTCGACATTCGGCAACATCGTGCGCGGCTTGAACGTGTACGGCTACAAAGTGACAAAACCCGAAGCTTTGGTTTCTGGTTACGTCCGTAAGTGATCCGCAAGGATTGACTAAAGGGGAGGATGGGAAACCGTTCTCCCCATTTTTTTAACCAACAGGAACTTGTATGACACAGAAGCTTTTGCGACAAAAAGGTACCGGCGAGATCTACGTCTGGACAGAAACTCTGGCCGCTCGCGACGACATGGAATTGATCGAGCGTGGCGCCCCTGCCCCGCAACCCGAAGTAGCCGAGCAACCTCAAGAGTCGGAAGCAGTGCAACAAGAGCAAGAGCAAGCTCCTGAGGCAGAAAACACCAGCCAAAATTCAGACAGTGCCAGCGCGGAACCCGAGCCTGATCCTGCCTTGAACGAGGCGATGCAGGCTTTTCGCAGACAGGTAGGTAAAGGCGGTAAGAAAGCCGCTGAACAAGACCAACCAACGGGTGACGCATGATCGCATCGGACGTAATCTCTCGCGTAAGGAATTTGCTGAACGACACTGATTCAGCAAATTACCGCTGGACTACGTCCGAGCTTCTTAGCGCGATCAACGACGCACAAGGCGTCATCGCAACCCACCGCCCAGATGCATCGTCAGTTGTTGGCGATGTCACTCTGATCGAAGGCCCCGCACAAACCATCACCGGCAAGCGTCTGATCGACGTTGTCGGCAATGTCAGTTCTGCTGGCGTTCTAGGCCGTGCAGTCACACTGGTTGATGGCAGCGTGATCGACGCATTCGATCCTTCGTGGCGCTCTGGAGTCAGGAAGTCATCCGTCAAGCACTACATCTACGATCCTCGCAACCCACTGGTGTACGAGGTCTACCCGCCTGTCTTGGCTGACACCAAGCTGCGAATCAAATATGCATCCAACCCCGCGCCCGTTTCGGCAGAGGGCAACACACTGAGCGTTTCGGACGCGTACTTAGAACCAGTGGTCATGTACGTGATGTTCAAGGCTTACTCCAAAGATGCCGAGTTCTCTGGCAACGCCGTGCTTGCAGCTCAATACCTGGGCTTGTTCAACAGCCTGCTCGGTATCAAGACCACCAAGGACAACTCGTTCAGCCCCGCGGCAAACCGCAGAGGCGACACGTCTAAGGCTGCTGGCGCACAAATGGGCGGTGTCCTATGAGTTCATACGAAGCATTCTTCCCCTACGTTCTGCCAGAGGTCATCGGTGCACCCGAGCCTTTGGTCATCAATGCAATCCGCAACTCGGTCATCGAGTTCTGTGAAAAGAGCCTTGTGCTCACCCGCGACCATGATCCCGTGACGGTCTTGCCTGGAATCGTGGACTACGACCTGGAGCCGCCTGGCGGTTACCTCGTGGTTAAGGTTATGCAGGCATGGCTCGACAACCAGCCGCTGGATCCTTTGGCGCCTGACTTCGTTCGTGAAGCGTCGGTCTACAACCGCCTCTTCGAATCCTACGAATCAGCCCCCTCTACGCCTCGTTTCTACCTCCAGAAAGACGAGCGCACGATCACCGTCTGGGAGCTGCCAGACAAGAAGTACACGAATGGCTTGACCATGCGCGTGGCCTTGAAGCCAACCCGAGCCTCGACAGAGGTTGAGGATGTGGTGTTCGAGGACTACGCCGAGACCATCGCTGCTGGCGCAATCATGCGTCTGATGATGTCTCCTGGTAAGGCATACACAAACATGGACCTTGCTGCGGTGCACAAGGGCATCTTCAACCAAGGCATCAACACAGCCAGACAGCGCGCAACGCACGGTCAGGTTCGCTCAGTGATGTCGGTCAAGCTACGAAGGATCTGACATGGCCGAGAAAATCAAACTCGTCCAAGGCGACACACGACCAGCGATTGTGGTGACCCTTACCGATGACATCACCGGTGAGGCAATCAACATCACTGGCGCTTCCGTGGTGATGCGCTTCCGCGCTGTTGGCAGCGCAACGCTTCAAGCGACGGTTACCGGCTCTGTGACCAACGGATCCGCTGGCCAGTGCGCCTTCTACCCCGCCTCAGCTCCTCAGATGCTCACCGGCGATGCTGGCGACTACGAGGGTGAGATCGAGATCACATTCTCAGACAACACCAAGCAGACGGTGTACGACGTCATCAAGTTCAAGATGCGCGAGGACTTCTGATGCCGGCCAATGTAACGCCCAACACCACAAGAGCCACTGTCTCGGTCATCACGGCCAGAGCCAGTGTGTCTGTTGTCGTGCCTGTTGTTGGCGTTACGGTCGCTGTTCCTGTTGCCTACATCAGCTACATCCTGATCACGCCATCTGCCTACACCGACACCACAGGCCGATTCAAATACGTTGTGGATTCAGTTGTCATGGCAGACGCCAAGAGCATCGCTCTGGCCAAAGCCTTGTCAGACGCGATCGGCGTTGCTGACAGCGCTCCGGTGTTCAGTGTCAACAAGAGCTTGACAGACAGTGTGGGCTTGAGCGAGGCGTTCGCTCGCACACTGGTTTACATCCGCAACTTTGCAGACGCCGCAAACATCACAGACGCAGCCGCTTTCTCGGTGGTGAAGGCTTTGGCCGATACCGCCTCGATGAGCGACTCGGCTACCCGAACCCTGGCCAAGCGGCTTTCTGATGGCGTGGCTATGAACGACTCGTTCGACGCCACCGATGGATCTCAGTGGGCGTTAACCAAGGGTGTGAACAACGTTGTTCTCGCAACCGACAGCAGGACCACTGCGTTCTCCAAAGCGCTGGCCGACACAATCGGGTTGCTTGATAGCGTTTCATTCAGCACTTCCAAGTCATTGGCTGATGTTGCGGTCATAGGAGATGCGCATGCGTTTGCGATCGGGATAGCCAAATCTGAATCAGTTTCAGCAACCGAGAGCTTTGCGTTTGGTTTCAATTTAGCCCAGCGCCAAGACTCAATTCTCGTGTCGGATTCTTCGACGCGAACGCCCACGAAGGGCTTATCTGAATCTGCGTCGTCAGCCGACGCCGGATACCTGTATTCGCAGGGGTACTGCGATATAACCTACTTCGCATCCGATTACGTCGGCGCGTACAGAACCTTTTAGGAACAAACATGCTTCAAGAAAATATCAAAGTCACTGGCAACGTTTTGGTACAACTGTTCGACAAGAACGGCAACGTCAAAGAAGAGCGCGAGATCAAGAACCTTGTGGTCACCGCAGGCAAGGGCTTCATCGCCGCGAGCATGCTCAAGACCACAACCAACTCGCCAGCCGCAATGAGCCACATGGCTATCGGCGCGACCAGCACCGCCGCAGCAAACGGCGACACAGCCTTGGGCAGTGAGCTTGGTCGAGTGAGCTTGGCTTCTGCAACCAACTCTGGCGCAGTGACCACATACACCGCCTCCTTCCCCGCTGGTACCGGTACTGGTGCTGTGGTGGAGGCTGGCATTCTGAACAACTCGAGCGGTGGCACGATGCTTTGCCGCACTGTGTTCGCCGTGGTGAACAAGGGTGCTGACGACGCGATGAGCATTACTTGGGCGATCACGGTCTCCTAATAGGAGGGCGGCATGTCAACCATAACACTGCGCAACACAAAGGGCTCTCCCCTTACAAACACCGAGGTCGACAACAACTTCTCCAACTTGAACACAGACAAGATGGAGAAGAGCAGCAACCTCAGTGACTTGGCGAGCGCGTCGACAGCAAGAACCAATCTGGGCGTATTAAGCGCCGCAGAGGTTCAAGAGCAGGCGATCGCGTTCTCCATCGCGCTCGGATAAGGAAGTACCATGGCATTCAAATCAAAAGTAACGGCAAACATCAGCACATCAGGTAGCCCCTCAACCGTGACACCCACGGTGAGCAGCGGCACGACCGCTACGCTGATTGGCTTGTCGCTGGCTAACACCACCGCGGTCAACATCACCGTGTCTGCCAAGCTGGTTAAGGCTGATGCGTCAAGCGGCTTCTTGGTGAAGGATGCCACGGTTCTACCTGGTGGCGCATTGGCCATCGTTGGCGGCGACCAGAAGGTCGTGCTTGAGGCTGGTGACTCGGTCACTGCATATGCAAGCGCAAGCAACTCTGCTGACGCCGTTGTCTCGTACCTAGTGTAAGGAGCCGATTATGGGAATGATCGGCAACACGCTAGCTCAAGGCCTCATCAGCGGGGCCAACATCCAAGACGGTACGGTTGATACAGCCGACATCAAATCGAACGCGATCACGCCTTCGAAGCTGTCGATCGGTGCGCCGACTTGGGATAGTGCTGGCAACTTAGGCATTGGTACCGCATCGCCAAGCGTTCAACTGCATGTTTACAAAAACGCTGTTGGCGCGGCTAACCTTTTCCTTGAGAACGCCAGCACCTCTGCCGGTTCTTACGGCACAGTTCAATTCAACGCTGGCACAGTGACATCGCAGTTGTTCTCTGATGCTGCCGGTGGTGTTTACACCGCTGGTGCTGTTTTAAGAACGACATCAAACCACCCGCTCATTTTTGGTACGAACAGTGCAGAACGCGCCCGTATTGATGCTAGCGGAAATTTTGGTGTTGGCACTGCAAGTCCTGCTACAAAGCTTCATGTTGTCAGCTCTTCAAGCCAAGTGGCTCGATTTATTCGTGACAACACGAGCAACGCATCTGGCGGCATTGACATTGGCAACAACAGCCGTATCTGGACCATATACGGCGACAATTCAGCCCTTTCCTTTTGGGATACCACTGCCGCAGCAGAGCGCGCCCGTATCGACTCCAGCGGCGTTTTCTCCGTAACAAAGGGAAGCTCTGTACTAGCAGTTTTTGGCGACACCTCAAACTCTACCGACAAGTACATCCGAATCGGAAACAGTAGCGGCAACTTTGAAATGGGTACAGCAGGGTCTGCTGGCCACTACCTTTATGGGGTTGGCTCGCTTCCTTTGACGTTCTGGACAAATCAAACTGAACGCTTCCGCATCGACTCCGGTGGATTTGTCACCGCCAAAAAATACATTACACAGCATTCCGAAAACGGTAGCTCAATTGCAATGGCTAGGGCATACAGCCTGCCAAGCTACACCTACAACGCAAACGGCAATTGGTACAACAGCACTGTGAGGATTGGCAGATTCGGTACTGGTGGCGGGCGCTTGCGCGGCAGAATCCTTTTTGCCGGCGACTTCAACTACGCGTATCAAACTGCCGTACTCGAGTTTGATATGAAAGTTTGGAACGGTCAGGTTGATAACTTCTGCTTTGCGGCATCGGAAGTGATGGGCTTCGTAGGCGCTCAATTTGCCACCGACTCAAGTCGCTACATTTATTTCAATCATGGCTATTTGTGGTCGCAGGACTGCCAACTAATTATTGAAGCGGAAGACGGATTTGAACTGGCCATCAGTGGCGCACAAGATTACCACTCAGTAACAAGACCATGGCGTGGGGTGGCGGCTGGTTCAGCCTTGCAGTATGAGGTTACGTATGGAACATGATTACACTGAACAAGAAATTGCCTTGACCATGAAGGCGTTTAGCTGCACACGCGAGCAGGCTATCGAAAATCACTGCGCTTCTGTTCGATCCGCAATGGCGGAAACAAGAGCGCAGTTCGATGCTACGCGCTATCAGCGTGATCGCCGCCTTGAGTACCCACCTATCGGAGATCAGCTCGACGCCCTGTTTCATGCTGGCGTGTTTCCACCCGAAATGGCTGCGCAGATTCAGGCGGTAAAAAATAAGTACCCGAAAGGCAGTGCGTAATGTCGTACATCGGAAACACCCCAGGCGTATCGTCACAACGCATTGTTGACACCTTCATCGCAACGGCTGGGCAAACCACATTCACAACATCCAGCGGCTACACCCCTGGCTATGTTGATGTTTACTACAACGGCGTCAAGCTAGTTGCAGGAGATGACTTCACCGCAGCCACAGGCTCAACCATCGTGTTGGCCAGTGGTGCTGCGCTCGGTGACTCGATCGAGATCGTTGCTTACCTGCCTCGTGGCTTGAGTGACGGTTACCTCAAGTCTGAGGCTGATGCTCGATATGTTGCACTCACCGGTGCGCAGACGATCGCTGGCGTCAAAACCTTTTCGAGCCAGTTGGTTGGCATAGCAGGTACTGCCGGTGCGCCAGCCATCACCACCACCGGTGACCTCGACACAGGCATCTTCTTCCCTGCTGCCAACACGCTCGCGTTTTCAACCAACGGCACAGAGGACGCTAGGTTTGATGCCAGCGGTAATTTGCTTGTCGGTACATCAACGACGGTTTCAAAAGCAACTGTGTTTGGAACAGGGAATCAGTTTGTCAGCGTAATTTCGCCAACAGGAAGCTCAACTCAAGTTGGTATTAACCTAAACCCTAGCATGACCGCTGCTGAAGCGGCAGCTAACCCTGCTCAAGCTGCAATCTATGCGGTTGACAGCAACTACTCCGCAAACATTATTTTTGCGAACAAAGCAACAGGTGCTCTTGGAAATGCGTTGACAGAACGCGCCCGTATCGACTCCAGCGGTAATTTGCTGGTGGGTCGCACAAGCGCAGAAGGTACAACACCGTCGAAAATTCAATTGGTTGGCTCAGGCAACTTTACTTCGACAACAGTCACTCGCGCCAACACAGCCGGTATCTACCTGACGGAATCGTCTAACACGGCAAATTACGGAACCGGCATTTGGTTTGACCACGGCTCATTGATGGCCGGTATTGCGTCAGCTCGAGCGGCCACCAACAATTGGGGCACTGATCTTCGTTTCTATACGCACCCCGATACAACAAGCGGAGTCTCTGAAACTTACGAACGCGCCCGTATCGACTCCAGCGGTAACTTGCTGGTGGGGACTACCACTGCCAGCGCAAAGGTATCGATCAACGGTGGTATGTTTGCAACCGGTATAGGTGACCTTTGTATCATCAATAGCAACGATGGTATTTCTGGAGCTGGTTTTGGCTTAGGGGTTAACAGAACAAACGCAGACGGAAACGCTGTCTACTTCTGGCGAGCTGGCTCTTTCAAGGGTGCGATTGTTGTAAGTACTGGTGGTACGTCATATACAACGGCTTCTGACTACCGCCTGAAAGAAAACGTCACACCTATGACAGGTGCGTTGGCCCGTGTCGCAGCGCTAAAACCTGTCACATACAAATGGAAGGCTGACGGCTCGGATGGTGAGGGCTTTGTTGCTCATGAACTGCAAGAGGTTGTTCCAACTGCGGTATCTGGTGAGAAAGATGCTACACGCATTGAGCAGTACGAGATCAGCCCCGCTGTGCCAGCTACGTTTGACGAAGAAGGCAATGAGCTAACACCCGCAGTCGAGGCTGTGATGGGCGAGCGTGAAGTGCCTGTCTATCAAGGCATCGACACCAGCTTCTTGGTTGCGACCCTGACCGCCGCCATTCAAGAGCAACAAGCCATCATCGAACAGCTCAAGGCTGACGTACAAGCATTGAAGGAGGCAGCATGAGCCGCGCATCAACACTAGCAAGAGCAGGCACCGCCCTGGC